ATGACCAGTACGCAACTTATCTTACTCGCACTTACTTGCATCAATGAAAATAGAGAGCCGTCTCACACTGAACAATCACGTATCTATGTTTTCTATAAAACAGAGATAGATGACAAGGCTATTTCGATCAATGAGTTTATACTCTTACTTTCTAATTCATCTTTGTACTGCCAGATAGAGCAACCAAAAAGAGCTCCAGTAATTGAGTTCATAGAAAGTTATCTAAGCAGTTCTGCTGATAAATCACACGCAAGAAAGTAGAATAATCATGCACAATCTCGCAAATCTAACTCAGTGAGTAAGAGATTTCCGCGGAGGTATGAGTACAGCAAAGAAGATTAGATGTCTTCCTCGGCTTCAATTTCGGCGTTCTTAGCCTCCTCCGCTTGCCTCTCCGCCTCCTCTTTCGCCAATCGCTCGGCTTCTGCTTGCTTGAGGTTGTAGATAGAGTTAGGTGGCATTTCGACGCGCATGTCTATCCAGCGCGATTCAGGAACGTCACACGGCTCATAGTTTTCGTAGTAAACAGGGTTGCCGTCTTTATCTATGTACTTAATGCGCTTGTTCTGAAAACGCTCCGGTAGGTCAGCGTTCTGTTGATGGAAAACAAAAACTTCAATATCACCATCAGGTCTCACCTTGTAATCAATAAGCACCATGTTTTTACCGTTATGGTCTTGAGGAATGACAAAGCCGTTATTGATACCCCATGCACCATCTGAATTGAAGCCTACGACACCTTTTATTAAATAGCGCCCTACACCAAGGTGCTCCATTTCAACGCCTTCGGATTCTTCGTTTAATTCAATTTTATCAGCAAAGAGTTTTACCACGGGGGATGCGGCTTTTAAGTTGCCGTTTGAATCTTTTGTGGTGTTTTTCGTTGTATATGCGGTTATTTTTTGTGTCCAGTTTGCGTTCATCATTCCGTACGTGAATAAATCACCTGCTGAACTCACGCCGATAACCCCCGCCCCATGGTTTGACTGCCATTTTTGAAGCGCCATGAAGTTGTACTGACTCGGGACGGGTGCAGACCTACCGCCACCCCAAGCATAAAACCCGTTTTCTTTGCTATCTAGCATGCTTGGAGTGAACTGCGCATCTGGAGCGAGACCATTTTCAAGATTAATTGACTTCCCTGCGACACCGCACTCCCCGATCTGCATTAATCGCGTCACTTGATTGCTCACAGGTCTCGGTATCTCCAGTCTGCCATACCACTGATCCCCAACTCGATATTGAAGATACGCATATCCATCAGGCAAGCCATTGGGAGCAGGGTATAAATATACAGTTGAGTTTGTAGATTTCTGAATGGACCCCAAAGCGATCGCTGTTACGCCGCCATCGACAACCCCCCCCGTCTTATCAAACTTCCCATCAAGCTGCTTATCCATTTCTTTCGCCGTTCTCAGTTGCTGTGTCGTACCATCGGGTAACGTCACTGTAATTGTACCGCTTTCTGTCGCCCATCGATTTAAGATATCGCTGAACTGCACATTCGCAACGTTCATTGCTACAATCTTGTTTGCTGCATCTGAAACGGAATTCACCATCGTTGTCAGTATTTGATACGGTGCATTGCTCACCGATGCAGGCACAGGAAAACTCAGTGTTATCTCTGTGTTGCTCTGAATAGACGCAATGCTGTTGATATAAATCGTTGCGCCATTTTGAATTAAAATAACCTGCTCTGCGGATACTCGCGAGTTGTTATCTTTCCACTTTGTGTTAGTTCCAATTAACTTTGTGCTGTTTGCTGTTGTGGTAACTGTTCCTGTGTTGTACATAATATTTCCTCAAAATTTGGACGTAAAAAAACCGCAATTAAGCGGCCTGTTTATGTGATAGACTTTTAACTGATTTTAAATGATGATGAGTTATGTTTGCAGGCAATAACCATTGCTGGCAGTATCTTAGTCGTACACTTCCCTGCATGATATGTGGTGTATCTAACTGTAACGACAACGTCTTTTTTGCTAGCTGGTATTGTTGCGTAGAATGAGCAAACTAATTTCCATGAACTTCCATTTATCACCTTTGTTGTTTGCGGTGTATGTGTTACCCCATCAATAATGATTTGAACATAGGCATCGATAATTGCGTCTGAATAAGACCCTGCTGACTCAAACTGCATCGTTGGCATTAATAAATCAACATCATACGGCATCCCCCCTGTATAAATGATCTTTGACTCAATGACTTGGTCATATTTACTACCATGGATTTCTTCTTTGGTGGCATACTTGTAAGTTGCTGCTACCGCATTATCGCCAATTAACTTTTCAACATAAACAGTTCCATTAAACTCGCCATCAGTTGCATAAATCTTACCGGTTATTTCAGCGTCATTTGCAATCAGCTTCCCGTTTTCAAAGTCCAGCATGAGACCTTTTTTAGCTAAAGGATCCCAATTTTTGGATTTGATAGTCGAACCAATTAACAGCTTTTCAATTGTCGCTTGATTAATAAACGCTTCATTGATAAACACCTGCCCATTTTCAACAAAGAAAACTGGCTCTAACTTGCCGCTGGATGGATTGAAAATGCCGAACGTATCGGCGCTAAAGCCGATTTGTGTGACCACCTTGCCGTTTCTTACTTCCGCTCCCATCATGAATTTCGCATCGTAATATTGATTGTTCCAGTTGATGCCGGTCTTAATTGTGTAGATAGCAGAGCCATTGCCGTTGTGGTCAAAAATGGTTTGCCCACGTTGCTCAATTGCTGACTGCTGATTGTCAAACTCAGCTCTCGTCAACTGACTGAAATCCGCCAAAGCTTGCTCGTTGTCGCTGATTGACTGCTTGTTATCACTGATTGACGACTCTGCTTGACCGATTCGAGTAGATAAATCTGTGTTAACTTTAGCAATCGCCTGGTCTTGCTTCGCAATCGCTTCTTTCTGCGTGTCAATTTGGGCTTGAACGGTGTCAATCCTGCTATCAAACTTCGCGTTGAGCTGTTCATGGCTTTTTGCAACTGACCGCTGAGTATCTGCCAGCGCTTCTTCTACTCGCGTAAAACGAGCGCCGTTCTCACCGAGTTGAGCATCAATTTGCGTGAACTTCTGCGCATAAGCTTTATCGTTATCAACAATAATTTTGTTGGTCTCACGAATAGAGGCTTTAGCACGTAAAAGCTCAGACCCTTGCTCATTTTGCTGCGCTGCGAGCTGTAACGTCGTTTCAGCTTGCGATGACTCAGCGTTTGCTTGAGTGTTTTGAATGTTCGCTATCGTCGCTTCATTGCTATCAAAGCGTGAAGAAGACACTTGCTGAAGCTCCGTCAATGTCTTATCAGTCTCAGCGATGGCCTTTGTGTTAGTTGTCACTGCGGCGCTGATATCTGATAACTCTTTGTTTGTCTTGTCTATTTCCTCTTTATTAGCGTTAATATCTTTCCCGAGTTCTGCGCGCACTTGTTCTGTGCGTTCTGAGTGTGCTTTGTCTTTCTCAGCAATTGATTTACGCACATCCACGAATTCAGCTTGCGAATCTTCGTAGTGCGCTTTCACGCTCTCTGCAAGCTCGGCTGTTGCTTTTTCATTCGTCGCTGTTGCATTCGCAATACGCTTGACGTCCGCTTTCGACTGTAGCAACTCAGAGCTATGTTGGTTAACTTGAGCTGTCGTCTGCATTATCGCTTCTGAAACTGCAAGCTCCACATTTGACAATGACGTCTCAAAGTGCGTGATATAGCCGCGCATCTCGCCGAATTCAGCTGCAGTTGATTGTTCAAACTTCGCTTGTGATTGCTTTAAATCGGCGGTTGCTGTCTCAACTGTTGTGACGCGTGATTTAACACCATCGACATCAGCTTTTACTTGACTGATTTGCTGCGCCGTTGCTTTCTCATAGCTCGTTTGAGTATCTTTGATATTGAGAATTTCAGCGGCGTTATAGCTTACTTCAGCACTTATTTTCTCTTGCCAGCGCGCCGCCGCTTCTCTGTCAGTGACTTGCACTTGCTCAATGCGGAATATCTCAGCTTTTCTATCAGCAACCTCTTCTTTCAAGCTGAAATGTAATTCTGTAGTGAACTGAGTGTTCATCATCACCGCTTCGTTGACCGCTTCAACATCTCTGTCAATGCTGACAACTTTCTGCTTCACATCAATCGTGTCCAACTCAAGCTCTGCAATCGCTTCTTTGCTAAAGTCAATCTGCTCTTGCATCTGCTTGCCTGCTTCGTTGGTGAGGAAGGTGTCGCCCAGCTCGTCAACCATATCCTTTGGCGTTCCACTAGCTTGACCCACAGCTTCGACAAATTGCGATTTTCCATAGCTGTTAACAGTACGAACATAAAACCAATAATCTGTACCCGCCTTTAAGTTATCCTTAGTCCAAAATTGCCCCTGACCTTGTCGGTTGGCTTTTGTGGTGACTTCGACGTCATTCGTACTGGCCAGTTTTTTGTCGCTGAACCAGAATTCAAATGTATAGCCATGCTGCGCGGTTTCACCACCATGCGGAATACAGGTCAATGAGAACATGCCGCCAACCATTTCAACACTGACCGGTTTAGGTGGAGCTTGGATATCAAAATCCACAATCGCTGGGGCAGACATCGCGCCAGCCGCATTAATTGACCGAACTTCGGCACGATATGAGCCACGCACAAGCCCCGATAAATCAACGCGGTCACTTGGCACTTGAATCGATTGGATAACCTTGCCATTTTCAAGAATATTCACTGTGTTATAGCGAACATCGGCAGCGGCTGACTGCCAACTCAGATAGCCTTGAACCACTTCACCAATATTTGTTGGCACAAAGGTTAGATTTAGTGGTGGAGCGACACCGCCAGTCGGTAAAACCGTAAATGGCGGGCGCACAAAAGGCTTGCCGATGATGTCTTCATAGATATGTGGCCCATCCTCTTCGAGCAGTAACTCGACACCCTCCTGCGGATGAAACTTCCACTCAGCCACGCGGCACTCAAAGTCCTGTATACCAATATGGGGCAAGTTAAGTAAGCAAACATCCCCCGGTCTATATGCATAACCATCCATATTCATCTTTGACTGAATACGACGACCGGCACGTTTTTTACGTAGATACAAGTTTGTGACTCTTGCGGCTTGATACGGGCTAACAATAAAACGATAGTCAATGTTCTCTTTTATCTCTAATCCGTCTTCTTCAACCCACTCTTCAACAATAACAGGCTCAAAGTCTGTTTGAATATATTGTTGCTCTGCATCGACAAACGTACCGTAAATCGCATTGGTTGCATCACGTAACCCTAATTCTGGTGTGATATTGACTGTATCAATGATTTGATTTGGCTCGATACGCAATACAGCAGGCCCATTGTACGCTTGCATCAAGATACCGTGCTTTCCAGCCACATAGGTTGGCTCAGCAGCTATGCATTTGTGCATGTGGTCAAGCACTGATGCTGGCGATTCGGAAAGCTCATAAGCGCCATTAATTGTATAGCGAGGCTCCGTATTACCCTCCGGGGTCATTACAGGCTCATCACATAAATCAGCAGCGACTTTGAACGCATCAAAATCAATGTCGGAATCAGGAACGTTTAAATAACTACGATAATAATCAAGAATGACTAATGCGCCGTTATTACTCCACACGGTTTTACCAGTGCGCGGGTCATAGATTTGCTTCCCCCACACTTCGACTTTGACGTTTGGTACGCCGTATGGAAATTTCTCAGCATCGTATTTAAGTGTTAAACGTAACCACGCTAAGCCATCCCCTATCATGTCTTCCTTCCATGACGGGGCATTTTTTAACATGTAGGGGTCACAATCCGTGCGGCTATTGTGAAACTCATAATCCGCTTTATCGCCGAATTCACTAATCAAATCGTCATTCAGCCAAATTTGACCAATGTGGTCTACTTTATGTGCTGCAATGGCTAGTGCCATAAATAAGCGTTCGTTTTCTGTTTGGTCACCCTTTTCTTCTTCGGCAAAAAAGAGCAGCCCTGAACACACTGTCTTACCGACAATGATGGTCTCTGGTGCTTTTGATGAACGAAGCATCTGCTTGCGCTCTGACTGGTCTCGATAACCTGACGGCACCTTGTCTTTGAATATCATTGAGCCAGCAAACTGTGTTGCCATGCCAGCCGCAATAACAGCCCAGCCAGCAGGGCCGCCCATGATCGCCCCAGCAATCATCAAACCCGTCGAAACGATATTTGATACAACTTTCCCCATCTACTCGACCCTCCATGCCTTGATTGGTTGATGGTTAACAGGTAATACCCCGTTTTCAGTGACAGACCACACCTTGCCAGCCCAAAGCACCCCAAGAGTTTTGCCTTCATCGCCATTAAACATAACAATGTCGCCCCTCGTGGCTTTGTCTGGTTCGATTTCGGTAAAGAAACTTGATAGGCCGGACTCTATGTCACCAAATTCCGACTTTAAGACTCGCATAGCCCCTGATTTTGTCTTATAGCGACCACGAACTTTTTCAGCGATATCGATACCACATACAGCAAGTGCGCAATCAGCCGCAAACAAACAGCAGTCATGCTCCCCCCATGAAAAAGGGCGACTCATTGCCGCCCTTAAGGTTTCAGGTAATTGTATGGTCCATTGAGGATGTCGCATTTACTTACCTCCAAATGTAAAAAATCCTCAGTTAAGAGGCCTTGCGTGCGAATAAGTTTTAGCGCTTATTTATAAATGAAGGCTGGCGCATCCTTTTTGCTGCCCCAATAAATCGAACGCTCTGCCATCTGAGCAACATATCGAAATATACGGTCACCACTGTGACGTTTAGACCAGGATTCATCTGTGAAACGATCAGGCAGCCCCATTGACCAACGCTCAAAACGATTTGATACCGTGAGTCCTATTTTATTCTCTTCGCCTGTGGTAACGCTTAGATTCGCTATTTGCCCGGCAAAAATAACATCCGCTAACATCGGTTGCCCATTATCATCATCTATTGCCACCAGCATAAGACGAACGTCTCGCCCACGACTGCGTTCATTGAGCACTTCACCTACTAGCTTTGAATCAAAACCACTTAGTGATAGCAATAGCTGAGTTGGGCTGGTTGATAGTCCCTCTTTTACTGATTCAACTGCGCCAAGTTGGCCCACACCTTGATAAACTTCACCCGCGATAATGAGATTACCTGTTCCTGTATGAACACACGTTACGCCCGATTTTAAATCAAGCTTTGCAGCGACAACCAAATAGCAATCATCATTAATGGCTTTAACCATTTCGTCAGATAAGGGATGGTAAATCATCAGTAAAGTGCCTCCTCAAATTCGAGTGAAACATCAGACAGTAAGTAAGGGTGAAATTGAAAATCCCCTTGCTCATTGTCTACCGGCTTAAAAATCCCATAAGGTTTGGCAACTTCCACTTTCTCATTGAGAGTCGGTGAATATCGAAGCATAGGGGAAATGGCAATAACCGCATTCCCATCAACATCACTTTTTATATTCTCGGTCACCATTTTTAGCTCATTATTAACAGTGAGATAATCGCCTTTTCTCAGTACGTCAGTGTTAGGTTTCCATCCTTTCGTTTGCAGATACCTCCCAGTTTGATTGGGTGCATTTACTAAAGGCGTTCCCATATTAGCAACGCCTTTCCGCGCCCAGTGCGATATCTTAACTCGTCCACTCTCACCATCTAGTGAAGCCATAAGAGCCTCAAGCTCTCTTGACTCATCATCCGTTAGATTTGTGAAGTTGAGTGAACAATGCCATTTACTGCCGGGAAAACGTACCGTTTGAGAGCTACCAGTGAATACTGAGGTGAAGGTTTTACTGTTACTAATTAATCGCCACGACATCTCGCTAGGGTTAATACCCGAAGGCCATTCGATAATAGACATAATTTATTTCTCTAATAATTTTCTCGTATTTCCATTAGTAGCAAAATCACGTTGAATTCTGGCTACAGCCTCATCAGCACCTCTTTTTGCACCGACAGATGCCGCTTGCTGCATAGCCTGAATTAGCGCCTTATCACCATTACCAGTAACGGTAATTGTTTGCGTTATTGCTTGATGAATGACAACTGTAGACTGAGAGTTTTCAGTGTTTTCAGCTGTATTACTAACATTGGAATTATTGATGGTATTATTGTTTTGGTTAGCAGGATGAAGGTATTTCATGGCATAAGAATCAGAGTTTGATTGATAGTTTGGCATCTCTCCTGTATTCATTAAATCGTACAGGTTTTCCTTACCTATGCGATTAGTCGCTTCTTTATTGAAAACAAACTCATCTTTATGCACTATACCAGCCGGATCATATTTACCGCCCCTGCCTGTATAACCACCCGCGCTAAACAACCCCAATCCTTTAATGCCTGCATCAAAAACAGACTTGGAATCTCCTACTGGAAACAGCCCTGATATCGCATTAGTAATCTGTGCCTGTATCGCGATTCGGACTAAATCCTTGATTATTGATTTAGATAAATCTCCAAAAAAATCAGCAATAGCTTCGAATGCGCCCTTAGAGCGAGTTACAATATCTGTAAACGCATTGGCAGCGCCGTCAGTGATGTTTTGCAGCGACCCTGTGATGAATCCTTCCGCTTGCTGACTATAGTTACGAGAGTTGTCAACATAATTTATAAGCCCTTCTTTAATCCCGTTGCTCCAATCCATACGTATTCTATCAATTTCAGCCTGATGAACCCGCATCATAACTAAGCGTTTATCAAGCTCAGTTTTGATTCTCTGCGTTTCCTCATCGTACATCTCCTGAGTGATGCCCGTTGATTTATCATTAAACTGTGCCGTTAGCGCTTCTTGCTTCTTGAGATATTCTTCTTTAAGCCTTAATTCCTCCTGCAACCTGCCTCGAGCTAAATTCCCCATCCCTGCACCTTGAAGCTCCATATCATAAGCGCGTTGCGCCTGAGCCGTTTCCTCCATTAGTTGCTTGTTGTATGCAGCAATTTTGACTTCGGCTTCCTTGCGCTGGATGATTTTTTCGTATTCAGCGGCACGTTCTAACTCAGCCGTAATCAGTGCTTTATTGGCTAATAGTGATTTTTGGTCATCCGTTAGTCGTTTTCCTTTTGCTTTATTTTTCTCAATTTCTGCGATTTCTTGGTTCCACTTAACCAACGCTAGTTGCTGTGCGCCAAGTTTATCGCCAATTTCACTTTGAAGCTTAAGTGCTGCGTTTTGTTCCAGAAGACTAGATAGCCTTTTTTGTGCTGCGGATTCTGTATAAGTCTTGTTTTGAGAGTTAAGCAGCTTGCGTTGACGCTCTTCCTCTCTATATTTTTCCGCCGCTAAGTCTTGGAGCTTTTCGATATTTTCTTTTTTAGTCTCTCCAGCATCCCTTGCCATATACTCAGCTTGCTTTCTTGCTTTGGCTTCACCTGTTAATGATGCAAGTTCTATATCGCGCTCAAGCTGCTGCTTTAATTTTGCACCACCTTCGGTAAAACTTAACGTCAAGTAGGCAGAGTTAAATTTGCCCAGCGCATTAGCTGCCGCATTCACATTAAGACCAAAGCTTTTAAATGCTTCAGCACCATTTGGTAGCACTGAACGAGTGTGCGCGGTTAGCAAATCCGCGCCTTGCAATAGCTTGCCGTTTAGGTCTGCTTGGATTAAAGCAGAAGTGTTTTTCGCTCTACTTAAATCCGCCTCCGCCTGAGTTTTTTTTGCTAGAGCTACTTCGTAATTTTTGGAGGCCTCCTCAAACTTCTTTAGTGCAAATGTATGCTCTTTTGTCCCAACTATTGCTTCATCAAGAGCTTTTTTGCTTTTTCTAAGCTCCCTTTCGTAGTGCCCATCAACAAACTCTATCCTTGCGTGTCTTTGTGCGGCCTCTAGTTTAGGGATGGCGTCTTCAATCTCTCCTATTTTTACCAGTTTTTGCTCTCGTGTCATTTCCTTGAGCTTATCAACTAAACCATCTAACCCTCTGGATAACTCTATTGCATCCCGTTTTGCTTGCTCCATACTTTGAGCAAACATATACATACCACCAGCAACAAGCATCGTTAAGCCCACGGGGCCGCCAAGCAACGCAAGACCACCTTGTAGCATTCCCGTTACTCTAGCTCCAATCGATGTAACAGTATTGAGTCGCTCTTGTGATGCTGCAACGGAGTTATTAGCTTGAACTAACGCAAGTTTTGCGGCTCTTTCTCGCGAGAGTGCTGCTGTGTACTCGGCAGATAACAATGCGCTTTGGCGAGTTCTGGCATTCCTGTTGATGTCATTCTGTAGTCTCGCTCTGTCTAACTGAGCATTCCTCACTGCCGCGGCAGCCCTCCTCTGTTCTTGAGTTGCCACATCCAGTTGAGCTTTTGCGTTTTCTTTTGCAATCCGAGTCTGATTTATCGTTTCTTTAGCAGCATTCTTCATTGAAGTTGCCATGTTGCCAAAATAGCGGGCAACGCCTATCCCTACAATGCTAGTGATTACTGTTGAAACGGCACTAAAATTATCACTCAATACAGCCAACCCAGCAGACATCGAGCGAGTGATGCCGAGACTTTGGTTTAGCTCACCATAATAAGCTTTAGCGGAGTTTATTACCCTGTTAAAGCCATCTGCAACGGTGTTATCCATTGAATCAGCTAGCGCATTATTGGCGTCTTTTGCTGCCATCACTGCATCGGCAAATAGCTTAAACGAGATCTTACCCTCTGCCGCCATTTTTTTAACTTGAGCTTCGGTTACTTTAATCCCACCATTTTGCTTTTCTAGCTGTCTAGCTATATCACCCAGCAATGTTGGCGTGGCATTCATAATTGAATTCCAGTTTTCACCAGCGACTTTCCCTGCGACCATCGCTTTATTTAGCGCGTTTTGCATCGACATGACTTCATTAGCACTTGATGCGTTGGCAGTCATTGCAGATGATAAAGATTCAATGTAATCAATAGTCTGTGTAGTGTTATACCCAAGTTCTTGCATTGATGTTGCAGCGCCGATATAGAGCAACTGAACATCTTCAATGTTTTTACCGTTTCGGTTACTTATCTCCAAAAAACGCTCTTGGATATCTGCGTAATTCTTGATATCGCCTTCTACTGACTTGAGCGCCATTTTAATTCGTGCTGCAACTTGCCCCCAATCGTCGGCTATTTTTATAACTGCACCGATAGATAGCGCACCTGCTGCCGATGCTGCAAGGCGCTTGAATGAAAAGCCTAGGTTGTCTGTTGCCCCTGTCGCGCGTTCGCCTTGAGCTGTCAAGCGATTTAGGGCATCAGCTAAGCTTTCTGAGTTTCTTTGAGCACCCGAGCTATCTAAGATAATGACAAGTCTTGAAGATTGTTCAGACATTTTCCTTTCCTTTAAAAAAAGAAAGCCCCGTCAAATGCGACGAGGCCTTTAGCTAAAAAATAACATTCTGATTACTGGTCAAATATCAGCATTTCTAATTCAATTCGGTAGACTTATAGTTAACTATCCTTAACCAAGACGAGCTACACAATGACTGATAAATTTGATAGAGCATTGCAACGAGAGTTTTTACAACACTTATATGATTTGTCGCCTGACACCCCTAGCAACCAAAGCTTACATGAGTTCGCTGAAAAGTTTGGATCAATGAATAACCTAGTTGCGAATCTTCAATATCTCCTTGGTCATAATCTTATTGAAACAGGATTTCATTCATATATTGGCGGAGATGTCGAAATAAACTCTTACAAAACAAGAATCACTAGTAAGGGAATCGATTTTCTCAGGGATGATGGAGGATTAAGCGCCATCCTAAACATTCAAACCATCAAAATTCACGCTGACACACTGTCTCAGCTAGAAGCAATCATCTCTGCCTCAAATATTCCAGAAGATGAGAAGAAGGGACTGATTGCAAAACTTCGAGAGCTTCCGGCAAGTGCCATAACACATTTGACGAATGAATTAACGGTGAAGGCGGTTCTAGCTCTGCCGAGCGCACTTCCACTAATTCAAAAGTATTTGGCTGAAATGTTCCGCTAGTTGCCTTAGTGAACCTCCCCCAACCTAGTGAGCGACTGAGCAACACCCAAAAATCACTTTCTCTATTAGCACAGACAAATAACCCGTTAGGGTGTGCATATGCTGAATGAATGATCATAGTTCCTATCTCCTAGAACAAAAAAACCCCGCCGATTGGCAGGGTTAGTTTTATTTGTTTGTTAGCTATTTACTGAAAGTGACCACTAGCTGATGGTCTCCGTCGTGAGCGCTTCTCCATATTTCCACCTCTGCACTCCCTTTACTAGTTTTAGATGATACTTCTATGTCATCACAAGTATCTGCTATATTGCATTTTTCAGTAATACCAGCTAGAGCCTCTTTGTTAAAATCAATGGAATTTAAAAAATCGACCTCTTTTTTTAGCTTGCTTTTGAAATCCTCAAAATCTGGTTGGTATGCCGACCCTCCAATGGAGATAGACATGACCTTAAAAAGGCCTTCATCATTGAATTTTAATGCATTATCATTAGATTGCTCATTAAATGGCGTTGAATTACCAAATACACAAACTGTTTCGTCTCGCTTCTTCTCACAATCACCATCTTTAATAAAGCCGACACTATCCATACTCTGCCCCCACTTCAAGCCGAATGGGGCATCTTGTTTGCTGTCACAGCCAACCAACAAAGCGATCACCGCAGCCACTGCTAATATTCTTTTCATCCCATCACCTATTTGTATTATTAATTTGCCTTATGATAGCTTAGCGGGAGTGCAAATTGAAGCAAACAAAAAACCTGCCGAAGCAGGTTTAAAATGAACATACATTCTATGATGTCGTAAACAACTTTATAATTAAGTAACCAGCACCTACACATAACATGATTACACCCATTTCATTAATCTTTTTAATTCTTTTTTCAGCGTTATCTATTTTTATCTTTATGTCAGAATCTATTTTAGATGCAGCATCTCGCACCTCGATACCCTCATCGAACTTAGAATATCTTTTAATTAGGTCATTTAAGCTATTTTTCAATGACTCATAAGAGTCAAGCAGTATCTCATTTGAGATATAAGTGACTCTATATATCAAATATAGACCGATGAATATGAGAACGGAGTCGAAAAAACCTCCTGATTTCGCCAGTCCGCCGACTGCAATCAAAGCACCTGGGATAGCAAATGCTTTATTTTGGCTAGATGAAACAAAATCATTAATTTTAGTTGTGTACTCAAGTTGTTTTTGCTCTAACTCAGACAGTATTTTGTTTACTGAAAATCTTTTTGTATATAATTCAAGTAGATTTTGATAACGAACATATATCTTATCACCTGCATCTATAACTGAAATTAAACTTTTGTTTTCATTGTCTTTTATTAGTTCAAATATCGCAGTTCTCATTATTGATTCACGCTCAGTAGATTGAGCGTCATTTATATCTAAAACTTTAAGAATGTTATCAGCAGAAAGACTTGAGTCGATTTTATAGTTTATTTTTGGGGCTGTCCTAGATAACTAAGATCATCTAGGATAGTTTCATGAGAAAAAGCAGACTCAGTCAGTACAAACAGGAACGGTTACTTGAGCTGTTTATTGCAGGCTCTACAGCCCGTATTGCCGCAGAGCTGGTTGGTGTCCACAGGAACACTGCCGCTTACTATTTTCATCGGCTCAGAGTGCTGATAGCAGAGCACGTTGATAAGCACTCTTGGTTTGATGGTGAAATTGAATTGGACGAAAGTTATTTTGGTGGTCGTCGTAAAGGTCTTCGTGGTAGAGGTGCTGCTGGAAAAGTGCCTGTTTTCGGGCTTCTTAAGCGTGGTGGCAAGGTTTATACCAAGGTCATACCCGATGCTAAATCGCGGACATTACTGCCGATAATTGAGTCAAAAATTTACCCTGACAGCATCGTCTACACGGATAATTTTGCCAGTTATGACGTACTGGATGTGAGTGATTTTAAGCATTACAGAATCAACCACAGCACTCAGTTTGTCGACAAAAAAGACCGGCAAAATCACATCAATGGCATAGAGAATTTTTGGAACCAAGCGAAGCGTCACATGCGTAAATTTAACGGTATTCCGAAGGCTCATTTTGAGTTGTATTTAAAGGAATGTGAGTGGCGATTTAACACACCTAGTGCAAAACAACAATTAACTATGCTAAAACAGATAGTTAAAGGTAAAATTTAAACCTTATCTAGGACAGCCCCTTATTTTTTTTACAAAATCTAAGCTCTCATTTATGGTTACAACCAGCTCTTTTCCGCCATCATCATTTGGCATGTATAGAATACACTTATCATTAATAGAATGGTTTGAAACCTTTGACACTATCGATTTCCATTTTAAAAACAAAGATATAGACAGTGTTTCCTTTGACTCTTCTAATGATGATTGATTCCCTTTTAGAACATAAAAAAACTCCGGCACGCTACCTATTGAACAAGATTTATAAAATAGCTTATCCATAGAAAGGAACAGGATAGATTCATCTGAAAACTCAGTACTAATGACAAATTCATCCTGTCTTTTTTCAGAAATTGAAGTGACGCCGTATTTATTTAACAAAGTCTCAAAATATTCAATGTTATCAAGAGGGCATTCGAATTTAATTATACAATGCCCCTTGACAACTGATGTGGATGAGCCCTTCATTATTTTTACAAAATTTTCAAACTCATCAACGTTGAGCATTTAAGCCCCCTTAATAATTTTCTCTATTTCTGTTATACCCGAATCTGTTAAACGGATAATTAAACGAGAATTTGCTTTATCGTAAATTATTTTTTTGTCTGATTTATTGCTGGAGCCGATTGTATTGACATTACACGTTACTTCATACTCGTCATCATCATCTGAAATTTTTATCTCTCCAAATGGCTTCGATGATGTGTAATGAGGCTCGAAGTACTGATCAATTGTGTACTCATTTATATCAACATACTGTTCAAATTTACCCGCTACATTCTGTATTTCAGGTATACACTTCTCTATAACTTTCCCAACATCACTAATGGTCATTTTCTTATCAACACTTCTGGCTTTAACGTCGATAAAGGCTTTTACTGATTCCCTTACCTTGATTCTTTGCTCTGTTGTTAGTGATATATTGTTAGAGAATCCATCTAATGCTTCATGTAACTGCTCTATACTTCTTTTGTTGTCAATTTTAGGGTTACAACCAAGTGCCCTTTTAAAAAAACCACTTTTTGACATGCCTGTAATAAAGTGTAAATACGGATCGCCCTCATTGTTTGGGTAACTTGACTTAAATAATGTTAGGTCAATCAGCACTGCCTGCCTTAAAGCATCTAAATTTACAGACGGTATTTTTTTAGGAACAAGGCTTTCATTGAAATCAAAAACACCTTTCTTATTTACCATTATAATCAACAGCCTACCATCACTACTCTCATCTAAATCTACTTGATAATGAATAAAGACTAAGGCACCTCCTGATAGGGTAGATCTATCTTCATAAGCCTCTCTTTTCATTAACTTCATAATACTTGTAACGAAATCAACAAATGAAAGGTCTTTATCTAAATATCGTGAAAATATTTTTGGGGTATTGTGCGGCATAGCATCTTCTTTCATGACGCCATGGCTCTTTCTTTTCGCCATGAACCTTTTATCCGCACTAGATATAAACTGCACTACATCATCGGAATCCAATCCCCATTCTTTGCCGATTTCCACATTAATATCCCGACCTTTATCTCCAACAACAAAATCAAGAGTAGCTGTAAGGGCGTGAATGGCGCGATAATTAAACTTACTTTTTTCTTTTAATTTTGGGTCATAACCACAAGTGCAAAGTTCATTGTCATCATGCTGGTTTCCACATAATGGGCACTCGATTAAATCATTTCCTTCACCATCAGCAACAACCGTCATTTTTCATTTTCCTAAAAATAAAAATTGCACTGATTTTATGACATAAATTAAATTTATACATCTGTGAAAAAAAACACTGGTTTTATGATCACAACCCGTACCAACCAGTAACTGTATAAAAACACAGTATAGATTGATTTTATATCTAGTAAATTCGGTTTCACCTATTAATACAAAAGACCTCAGTTAAGAGGCGTGGTGTGTGATCTGGATTGCAACCCCAAGGACGGGCTAGATTCAGACAATAAAAAACCCACCGGAGTGGGTTAGTCTATTTTTATTTTGAAAATTGAACTAGTCTTAATTTCTATTCCATTATGACATAACTGCCTCGAATCAAAAGGTCTAGACCAAAAACATAACCAATTTTCTAAATCTTCAAGCGAGTATTTTTTAATCGCCAAGCCGCTTGCTATTTCTACAACTTCATCTTCTGGAGCTGTTAATTCATAACCATTAAGTAATAAAAAAATGTACCCTGCCATCATGGCTGTTCGTTTATTAGCATTAGCAAAAGGATGGTTTTGTATCAGACTTTCAATCAATACGGCAGCAAGAACAAACATATCATCTGTCTGCTCGTAATATTTTACTAGACTAGGCCTCGATTGGGATGAGCTTAGGTTGTTGAAGTTCAATACTTTGATTGGCTCATTGGGAGTTTGTAATTCTATCAAAGTTCTATTGATATTTATTAAATCATCAATAGAAAGATAGTTAACCCCCTCAACAAACTCCCCTGAGATATTCAACACGCGCTATACCTTAGCTAATTTTTCCATGGCTTTTTCATAACGAGCAAAACCGAAGTCAAATGCATTTTTGACTTGATTATCGTGAGAACATTGCTCGCTAATAGCAGCTCTTGGCGCTGCAACTTTGCTTTTGTCACGAGCAGGTATATTTAAGCGGTTAGGCTTTTGCAGTGCGTGACCCATATTAACCTCGTTATAAACCAATGAGTTACAATTTACATCTAGGTATACGATGCGTATTACCTCTGGTTATAATGTAAGTTAAGTTACATTAAGTCAACAGTTTTGCTTGTATTTTACATTGACACTCGTATAATTCGCGCCCGCGAGATTTCCATGTTATGGCATCCCTCTTGCTGGCCATACCCCCTCCTATTTCAACTTCCCACAACACCACTTATAGCGAATTCCGCTACCACATGGGCAATGCTGGTTACGAGTTGGTTTGATTTTGATTATGTTCATGTATCCTCCTAGGGCATTGCTGCCCTACTTCTTATCTTTCCGCTCCTGCTCTTTCATCCACTCGGCTCGGAAATTATCATCAAGCGCAAAAATGGCAGCATCGAACTCTCTGCGACTAAGTGCTGTTGGCCTTGACGCTAGATATTGATCTATATCAGCAAGTGATATCGGCAGAGGATAAGCGTCCATTCCCGCATATCGCCTGCTGCGACAAATGATGCTGTAAGCCATCAAAAGCTCGTTAGTGATACCATCGAAATCGGGCGCAGGAACATCAGGAAGCCCTAGTTGCTTTCTCTTCCACTTTGCTTTTTCGCTCCTCTCTCCGCCGAATTCAGTTAGCCACTTTTGAGCTTCTATGACTTTTTTATTGTTTCATCGATTTGCTCAGACTCTTCTTTACTGAGTTCCACTGCCGCATCGATAACCTTCCAATATATGTCAGGGCACTGCTTTAACAATCGAGCTCCTCGCTCTGGCGTGTATTCAATCGCAACCTGCTCACCTTTTGCGTTCAACTCGCCAACACCCTGCCAGTCTTTCAGTAAATATTGCGCCACTGTGAACATCAATAGTTCATCAAGTGGTTGAGATGTGTCTACTTTTGATATATCAAAATCAGATGTCCCCACTTTCATCTTGCTGTCTAATCGCTCGATGTGTCTGTATGCGGTTGCACTTACGCTTTGATATCTACTGTCATTAGCGGAACCGACAAGCAACTTCAAGCCTTCTGCTGGCTCAATCCATTTTGTTCTTTCAATTTTCTGTTCTTTGTTCAAAATAAACATTGATTTACCTTGGTGTAATAAAAAGCCCGAATTAACGGGCTAGATAGTAGATAGTTACTCTTCATCGCCATTGGTCACAGGCGGAATGCGCGTAATTGTAGGTGGGGTATCTGCTGCTGTGATATTAAGTTGAACCTGAATAATGTCCGTATTGCCACCATCCGGCCAATCACCGTCAACTTGTACCGCTGGGAATGAAAATGTATATCCACCTTCCGCATTTTGCAGCGTGAATTCAAACGGGATAGTTTCACCAGTTAGCGTTTTCTTCCAAATTTCCCAAGCGGCTTTAGACCATGAGAGTGTAATGCTGCCCGATGGTGTAAAAGTGGTTGGGATATTCGCTCCCGCAAACGGTGACCCTGTACCAATACAGCGCTGAACCTGCATGTTGTTGTCAAAGTTCAAGCTAAATGAATCAACACAGAAGCCATTACCGCCTTGAATACCATTAAGCTTAAGGTTAGTGACCTCTTTGAAGCTGTAACGCAACTTGCCTGCATTATCGACAGGCTCAGTATGGTATTGGGTATAATCTCCTTTTGACTCAAACCCCAAACCAGCAAAGGTAATTGTGACTGTCACATCACCATCAGCGGGGGTCTCAATTTGCATTGCACCAACCTGACATCCACGAGCGATTGATGCGACACCAATATCAGAGGCGTAAGTTGCCAATGAAAAAGTGATGCGGGAATTCCCCATAGTCAGTGTATCGTTAACCCACTCCGCACCGAAACAAGACGCTAGAAAATCGTCGTGTTGACCATATCGGAACTTGGCACCAACATCGCCACCCACATCTACTGTTGTGAGAGACTTACCCTGAGCCATACGTGACCCGCCTATCTCGTCATTATCAGACGTATTTTGTGTGGGTTTTACGCCATAACTTGTGCGCGTTAATAAATCCCACTTGCCACTTGCCGGAGTGACACCCGTTGTTGTCTCACGAATAAAGGCCGTGATGACCTTGGCTCCTGAACTCACAGAGGCCTCCTTTAAATTGCTCGAAATGGAATTGATAGATTGAACTGATACCAGCCATGACCCTCATCACCAATCTCGTCAGCAGACACTGAAAAGTAATCCAAACGACCATCTGTTTGATTTTCAAACAACTCTCTGAGCTTATCTGCTGTTTGTGTAATGAGAAGGGTGCCAGTGCCAAGAGGTACAAATATCTGAATAAACGCTACGCCAGTTCGATGAACGATAGGGCCGCTTCCAATTTCTTGTGCGCTTGATAGACCATGCTTGATAGTAAGCCTTGCCCATACCGACTTTCCGGCCGCGTCAAATGGCTTATCGTTTTGATATGTTACATCTTTTTTGGCAATAGCAGTCTGTGCTGTCATTCGTGAAATGATAGCATTTCTGATTTCTGTTAATGTCATCGTCTATTTAACAACGCTGTCTCAAAAGCGACTGAATACACACCTTTTGGGGCTTGCCCTGAGTGCCCCTGCTCAAGAGCCACGGAATATGGCAGATTGTTTTGAATGTAAAGAACAGTGAACGGCCTTGATTTCCTTATTGTTGCCAACCCAACGCTAAGCGTTTCATTGCCCGATTTGTCTTGTTTTTTCTCGTCAAACTGATAATCGGGTATCATTTCACTGACTCGATGGTTGCCGCGAAATGCACCTTTATCTACCGGAGATCCCAACACGACTGCTTGTAATATTGCTCCGGCTGTCTGTTTCATTTCCTGACCAACATCAGAAGTGACAATTTGAGAAAATAGATTAGGCGGTGTTCGCCAACCAGATCTCGCCATTAAGACCTCCTTAATTGAATGTCATAGTGAGCGCCCACTGGATCGACTTGAACAGAAATAACCTTGTAGCTAACGCCATCAATCGTGATTTTATGGTCAATATCAGGCTTATCTGTGACCTCATTTGCTAAAGCAATTAACAGTGTGTCACTATTTAAGATATTCACCCCATCAATACAATTGAGATTGTAATTATCCAGAATGCCACGGCCTGTATATTCGACAGTGATATCATTACCCGTTTCAGTAACCGGATCCCAATCATCACCCTCGATAACATACGAGCCAGTAAACGTTTTTACCGCATCAGCTAAATCGCTATCAAATGCCTCTGCTAGCTCTTTTTGTATTTCTGACCTCATATTACACCCTCTTCAAAAAAACAACGCTGCGGCGCTTTGAGTAGGGCTTTATTAAGTCTTGGATGTATTGCTCTGTCGCATTCAGTTCATAACTGCCATCTTGATAAGTCTTACTCACCTCGACTGAGCCACCTTTGACCGTTTTGGCCTTTAATTCCTGAGCTTGGCCTTGGTAAAGTTGTTTATTGATGACCCCTTTAATGATTTCATATGACGCAAGCTTTAATGGCGCTGGCACATCATCAGCGTCATCATAAGGCCTGACGTTTCTTGCAATTAAATACGCCTCACTCTGCGACAACAAACGGGCTTTATCGCTTTCCGATTGATTGCTCCAAATGTCGCCTAGCGCTTGCGCCACTTCCTGTTCAGTAATAAAGCCCATGATTACTACTCCTGAAGAAGTGCGAGTAAATCAGCCTTTTTTGCCTTAGCATTGAACTCAATGCCTTTTTCAGTAAGAAGATCTTTGAGTTCATCAGCAGTCTTACTTGAGAGGTCATCTTGCTTTACAAATGAAACCTTAACACCAGCGTTAGTGTAGGCTTTCACAGCATCATCAAAATCACCGTCGATGACGACTTCTGTAGCACTATGGATAACGCCCAAAAACTGACTGCGATAACAGATACCGTCTTCCCGCCCGACCTCTTTAGTATAAATTACTTTCATATCCACCTCTAAAAGCAGGACATAAGCCCTGCATGATATTACGGTGTCTCTGTGCCACTGATAACCGCGGCAAAGGGCACTAATTTACGGTCAAATACGCGAACCCAATTTGCAGGATTAGCGTAGTCGGTGTAAGTTGGGGATTCATTGATGCTTTTACCGCCAACCCAAGAGTGACCGGCTGGATGAAGGATGTATGTTTTACGCTCCCATAGCACCTCCGCACCTGCACCATTGCCGCCATCCGGCAAGCGCTGTAATTCAACCGGTGTTGATGGCACACCTTCACCATACCCAAAAGCTCCTGCCCCAAAGATGAGTGACAGATACTGCCCCTTGCCATAAGTCAAGCCGTCATCCATAAAAATAGGACGCCCCAGATATGTAGGTAAAATAATGCGCCCCTCAGAGTCCTTGAGATACTCAATGAGGTTTTGCTTCACCATCTGATTCATTACAGCGGAGTGCACCCCCATCGCTGAAAACTGATCGGCCATATCACCTGCTGTATAGGCCGCATCTTGGAAAGCAGACGCTGAGATTGTCGCTCCAGCATCAATCACCATGTCACCGTTATCATTAGCAATATTTGATGCAATGACCCCTCGCGCTGCACTCAGCAAATAGCGCTGCCACTGACGCTCCCAATACTTACCAAATCGATTTCGGATATGTTGCATAGGTTCGCTATTTGCCAGTTCTGCTGTTAAATCAGCAACCCCATAACCCTTGTTAAGATACATCGTGCGAGCTTGCATTGTGCTTTGTGTCGCCTTCCCAACTTTACCTTTCTGGTCTGGGTTATCTGTTGATACATTAGGCGCCTCATCGGCATCAAGATCATTCCAGTAGTTAATTTCTGCTGTTCCTTGACCATTACTCGCGATTGCATCAAGTGCGGCATTTCGCGTCACTATCCCCGACTGATAAACAGCCGTCTTTTCCGGTGAGTTAACTGGCTCAATAGCCTGATAATATTCACCAATAAAAACATCACTTAATTGCGTTGTTGCCATATATTATTTCCCTTGTGTTTTCTGTAATTGTTTAAAAGCATCGGGGTTTGTACGCGCCAAACTTGCCCGCTCAGCTTCTGTGTAGTCATCCCATTTTTTACCGCCTGAATAGCCAGAGCCTTGAGCACCAGAGCCGTGAGCCACAGGCCAGAAGTACGGCTTGGTTTCGCGAATAGTCTCTACCCACTCTTTAGGTGTTAATGGTGTTTTACCATCCTTGCCGATGATCACTTCTCCATGTTCGTCAAGTGCCACGGCATTACCATTATCATCGAGGGTAAACTGAGATTGAGCCAAGAATGCAATGTCGCCTGTCGCTTCTTTCAGAACACCGCTTTCGACTGCCGCTTGCATAATGTGACTGCGAACCACGGATTGACGAAACTTATTCGCGTAATTCTCAGCCCTATCAGCTCGTTCCTTTTCAGCAGCCAACTTGCTGTCATAGTCATCACGTAAGCGCTCAGTACGCTTTTGAATGACTTCATCTAATTTGCCTTCGGCAATTAATCTAGACTCCTCATCCATAGTGGCCTTCGCTAACAACTCTTTAACTGCTTTCAGATCTACTCCGTCCAGCTGCCCCTTGAGCATTTCTAGCTCGGATTTCAGATCTTTATTTGCACCTAGCAACTCATCGCGCTTAGCTTTGAGTCCTTCTACTTGCTCATCAACAGCGGCTTTAATAGCCGCTTGAATTTCTGGATGACTTAAATCAATTTCCATGTGATTCCCCTTGGGATTGAATGCGCCTTGCGCGTTGTGATTAACCAGCCCTAAGCCGAATTTAGACATAAAAAAAGACCCCGTTAGGAGTCTTTGTGTTAATGGTAGCCGTCTAGCAACGCTGAGGTTAGTGCCAGATGACTTCCTGATTAGATATTTAAAATAAAAAAAAGCGACTTAAACATACAATCACCCAATTAGGATTTATATGTAAAAAGTCGCGATCAGCATTAAATCAGATTTATTAATATTTTTTACTCAAAAGGGATGCATGAAACCCTATTTTCTAACCTTTGGTTATCTCAATAGTGCCTTTAAGCATATTCATAGCCTCGCTATAATAACGTCCCTCACACTAAAGTCAACCTACAAACCAAGTTCCTCGAACGTCTGCTTATCTAATAATTTTAACTGATTGAGTGTATACATCTTGCCTTGTGGGTCAATAAACCTATCAATATCGTAGCCGCCTTTTTTGTAAAGCTCATAGCGACTTTTCCCTAACCACTCTCTTTGAAAGCTAGGTGATTGGCTGCTGAACCACGATGAATAATTAGTATTAGAGTTCACTTGACCAATAATGCCATCTCGCTCATCTTTGGGTATTCTACTGACTGGCCTTGTATCTGCTACGAATGGACGCCTCCCAATTAAGTTCCCATCCTTATCACAGCCAACCAAAATAGTGCGGCAGTTAGGGTGATACGGTGGGCGAGAAAACGAATCACTTTTATGATAAACCTCTCCATCTTTAGAGGCGCACAATTTACTCGTTCTGCCATCCAGCGTTGCAACTACTTTTAGGTAATCGTAGCCGAGTTGAATAAAAGTATCTTCAACCACCTGGTTACTTACATGACTTCGTATTGTTCGCACATCACGCTCTATAGCGCTCCTTGTCACGTTTAATATTCCATCTTGATAGTTGAGCCGCTTAGTGCCTTTAATACGCTGTACAATCTGCTGAGTCGTATCTCCGTTGGTTATTCCGCTACGTATTGCATATTCAACACGTTGTTTTGTGTCATCTGCGATTTTCGAAAAAAGCTCATCGACTAGAGCGCCGCCAGACATGGGGATATTTTTAGCTTTGGAATAAAGCCTTTCGCCTGATATCGATTTAGTTAGTTGCTCACCTGCCAGTGATGCTGTATAGGCCGCTTCATAAGCTGACAATGTGACCGCGCCTGTTGACACACTCTGCCTAACCTCTTCATGCACTGAGTCTCGCCAGCTCTTAATCAAATCGCGAATTTTCCGCAACTCCGGCGTCGTATACTTGCCGCCACTCAAAGCAACAAGCTCATACTCGCTTAAATTTTCGAGGTAATTTCGCAATTGGTTGAGCATATCGCCAGACACGACATTAAAAGCTCTAAGTATTTCGTTAACGTTGTGAGATGATGCGCGATATAAGTAAGCTTGATGTCGAGTGATTGCGTTAAGAAACGCTAAATTAAGCCCCTGTCCGCTCATAAATTACCTCAGTCACAGTGCCATCATTTTCAGCTTCAACCCTTAATAACTCCTCTTTATAGTCAATGTCTGGCAACTTGCCTGTACCAATGTACTCCCAGTAAGTTTGGAATGATATTTTACCTGCAAGAGCACCTTCATAAAGCTGTCTTGTCAAATCGATATCATAAGTAGCATTATTGAAATCTGGTTTTACAGTAAATGCATAGTCATCGGGATTAAAATTGAGCCATATCGCCATACACTTCAAGCCTTGCTCGACTGCTTCCGCTGCGCACATCACCATGCTATGCAAGCTAGCATGTTGGTCATTTTGTCTTGCGCGCCTAGCTTCCCCTGACTCCTGAGCTTTAGTGTCAATAACCTTGGCACCGGCCTCTAATGCCGCATTTTTTTGCGCGTCCATCTCAGCCTTGGTCTTATCGATGCCAACACCAGTAATTTCCAAATACCCACATTGCGCGTCCTTCGGTAAATCCCATGCTGCCATCACGCCTGTAATAGTTATATGATCGCCATCACCTAAACCCGAGACCCAAGGCTGAGGGTGTGCAGTATGATGAAGCGATTGATAATAATCCGCACTTAGCTGATATGACTTTAAAGCCGCCTTTGCCATAGTAAGTAATGGAACTGAGCCAACCTCGGAGGTGTTATCTGTTGTCCCACAGAAGATGAACGGGATAAAGTTAAGCAAGTCTTTGCCTAATCTGGGTGTCCTGTCATCTATAGAGTCACCATCGTGAAGGCTTATAGCCAGCTTGCCATTCACCAGCTCTAACACGCGATAAACCGTTTTTGTATCATGCCCGAACTTATCTTCACTGTTGTTAAATTGCTCTTCTAACACAACAAGGTTTAGGTCTTTTCGCCCGCCAACACTATTTTCTTTCCAATTTGTAATTGAAAGTGCGTCATACAATGCGAAATAAGGAACCCCATCCTTATCAACGTCGATGAGCAAACCACAGCGCCCATACACAAGAAGATTACGCACCACACGAATGAAAAGCTGCTTTAACCCAAATCCATCGCTAGTTGCGTTCTCCTCCACCCCCTGCAACTGTTTGTTTGGTATTCTGATTTCAGGATTCAGCTTAGAAACCAACCCTATCATCGTCCTGAGAGAATCTTGCACCCACAATGGATATTGCGCTCTGTTTACATAGCCAGCGTATATTTTCTTCCCGCTATCTCCTAGCCTTTCAGCCTCAACCATGCCAGCCGATTTGGGCAAATAAGTTTCCCCCGACTCCTTTATTTTTTCTTCGCCAGCAATTGCGTCTTGCATAATCTGCCAGCTTTTTTTAGCCGCCAAGTATTGCGGATGTTTGTCTGTAACAGCCATTTTCTGCCCTCAAATCATGCCAGCGATTCTACGCCGCTTAAACCCTTGCGTCTGCGTGATATACCCATCCAGACCATACCTAACCGCATCCCAACAGTGGTTATACGCATCCTCAATGACGGGAAGCACTTCACCAGTGATGCGGTCTGTTTTGTATGAGTAGAGGCGGGCTTCTTTTGCTGTTTCTTTACAGCGAGGATGAATGATAATTTGCTTGAAACCACGCAAGTATGTGATGCCATCTTCTACGCTGCCCTGCCACTTTTTAGCGGCTGAAATATTAAATCCCTGTCGCTTTAAATAGCTGATTGTTTCCGGTCTTGCGGAGTCAGCTTTGATGGGCCACTTACGAGCTTCGGGTATTTCATCGTAAAAAGCTGGCATGTGGTCAAGTTCAACGCCTACACCGTAAGCCTCGCGCTCGATGTACAGGCAGTCATCCAAGATAAACATGCGAATAAGCGTGTTAGGGTCTTTCGCAAAACCAAAGTCGGCACCGAACAGTAATCTATCTGCTTGCTTCCACAGGTCATCAGGGAATGATTGAACGACGTATTTATTCGCCAGTACCTGTTTGTCTGAGTTTTCAAGATAAGCTCCTTCCCATATCCACGCATAAGTAGCGGCATCTAGTCTAGCTTGGTCATTCAGGCGCTCTTCTTCTAACACGGAAGGAAACCACGGGTTATCATCGTAGTTCATCTCGACAATGATTGCGTTATCGGGTGGCTCCTTTCTAAATCGCTTGTCTGTTGCACTGCCATCTTTCTCAGGGTTCCATGTCACCCATATTTCAGAACCAGCTTCACGAACAGTGGGGGTCAGTTTCGTCCATGCCGTCTCTGACACGGATTCAGCCTCATCCACCCAAGCGATTAATATTCTCGCCTTGGATTTGATGCTATCTAAGTTATGTCGCAACCCTGCGAAAACATAGCTAACTGAGCGGCACTTAGTGCGAATGTATTTCTCACCAAGCTCGTAGAAATCATTTAGCCAAGGCACAGACCTGATAGCTTGTTTAACTTCTTCCATCGAGGATTCTTCAAGTGAGTTCATGTACTCACGAGCGCAAAGTATCACCCCAGACTGCCCATTCTTTGCAGCCATGTAGCCGCGAATCGCTGTCATTAATGCAAATGTTCTCGTCTTTGCAGAACCTCGACCGCCATATGCGCCACGGTATCGCACACCTTCGTTCTCGAAAACTGGAACCAGTTTAGGTGGAATTTCAATCCTCGCTACCGTCATTGCTACCCCCAGCAACCAGAACTATTTTTGTTGGTGACATTGAGCTATCAGAGGATTTGTGATCCACTTCCTGCTTCTCACTGTAACCATGATTGGCCAGCATTAGCTTTGTGATTGTCGGGTTGAAATCGCCAGATAATCCGCTATTAATTAGCTTCATTTCCTGAAATGCCATAATTCCGTCTAACGTGTCCGAAAACTCATGACCTAAGTAACTATCCTGCTTTGCGTATTCATAAACAGTAGAGCGAGCAATGCCTAAATAGCACGCCAACCCTGCAATACTTGGTATTACCTGACCTTCGTTTTCTTTGTAACCGCCGTACAGGTATTCCTTAGCCTTAGCGATTAGCTCATCAGTCAGCTTGCTAGGGCAACCAACCTGTTTAGATTGTTGTCCCATATCCATCCCTTAATTTTCTTTAAACACAATTTCTTTCTTGTAGCAGAGCTTCATTAGCCAAGTGCTGTGAATTAAAGCGCCGATAATAGACAATGGGTACATGTAACGGCGCAGTGTCATTTTGTAATGCAGTGTTCCTGTTTTCATATCCCACCTAATAAAAAAGGCCACTAGGGCCTATTCATCGTTAAATGTTAATTAAATCAATCTCCTCAAAATTAAGGAGTGCAATATTTATTACTTTTCATGATTTAATAACTTACCACCGCCAACTAAACCTAATGCCATTTGGCTAATGTCACCTATTAACTTTTCAGCGCGGTTTAAGATGGCTAAATCATCTTGACGCTTGCGTAATCGGCGACCAGCATCACTTGAATCCTCATCGGAAGCTTTCCTTGCCACGGCTAACATGTGTTGTAATTGCTGAATGGTAAATCCAAATCCTGATTCAGCTTCTAGCTCAGTCATATGATCGAACACTTGCGCTTGAAGCTCGTAGCTGTAACTCATAGCCATCAAACAAGCCTCACGCTTAGGGAATTTACAGCACGGATATGAACGACCTTTGTTATCGATGTAATCGGCGTAAAATTTCGCTGATTGATTTTCACCCAATACTTTAGGTACTTTCCTTAAAAAGTCCTTATGTTGTAATTTTCTATACTTCTTGCATGGAAAGCTTAACCCCTCTGCCTCAGCCTTTGCCTTTCTATCTGCATTGATGTAATCAACCATTTCTAAGCTAGTCATAGTTGGTTGCTCAGATGTAGCATTATTGATGACTGATAATTTTGTCATGATACTGTCCTTACTTAGTAATGAACCCTTGCCACATAGGAAATCAGCCCATCGAAGCAGTATCAGCTATAACTGATCTCCTCAAAGGCTCATTCCTAAATAACGGTTCGATGTTTTTAGATGTGTGTGCATGTGGTGCACAGGGTGAAATGCGATTTATGTAGATACGGGATTATCCCGTATGTAAAACTCGCAACCATCATCACGTATCACTACGTTACTTTGGTCACTTACGGCTTACCAGTCAGCCAGATAGAGACCACCTCACTTAATTGCGAAGAAGCCATTAAAAAGCCCCTGATTTCTCAGAGGCTCATTATTCGCTTGCATATTTTGAATGCGTCAACTACATTTAATGTGATATTCATTAGTTCAACAAATGAGCTTAGCCCAACGCTGTGTGGGCTTTTTTTTTATTTCATCACCTGTCGTTGTTGTTCAAGCCCCCACATTGCTTTAACTAAATCCCAGCACTGTGACATCCATTACCCGTTTAAGTTAGATTCCAAGCATATTCCGAGTTAAAATAACAATTAATTTCATTTAGCGCTCAATAAATAAATGAAAATATTCTTTAATTCCATTTAATATATCAAAATGAGAAATCAAATATGGATTTGAAGGTAAGTTATATGGAAAATAATATAATTCATACACTCGTTGAATTAACAAATAGAGGTAATGACGATGTTAAAATAGCCGCAATCACCGCTCTCGGAGATTACAAGGCAACGATTGAACAGCAAACTGCTATTTCTAGGCTTATTGAGTTGTGCAAGGACCCCAATAAGGATGTGGCAATTTCAGCCATAAAAGCCTTAAGTAAGCTTGCAGAATTCTTTTAACTTATTGTAAACACTCCGTTCTGATGTAGTCTTGCAACCCCTTAATCATCTGCTCTGACTCTGCAATTCTGTTTCTGAGTAACCAATAATTTCTGACAGCGGAGTCAGTAGGTCTGGCGGTGGTTGCATCATCCATGCCGGAGGTTGAATTGGTTTCGCCTTTCGGACAACTGGCTCGGATGTACACCCGCTTACGACCAGAGCGAACAGCATCACGAAGCTTATCAATTTCAGCTTTTGCATTTGTGAGTTCCGTTGTGTGTTTGGTGTCGAGTTCATGAAGGGAGTTGATGCGCTTTTCGTAGTCTGCCATTCCAGCAATGAGGGAGCTATTTTCTTTCTTTAGGCCTTCATTCTCTTTACCAAGCTCAATCATTTCTTTAGTCGAAAAGAACAAAGCAATACACAACCCTCCCCACAACAGAACGGGGAGCCATGATTTTAAGCTGTTCACAATAACCCCCACGCCTTTTCGAACGTAGCCTCATCATACGGCTGTGAGCCATTTTCATGACGAATGATTGCCTTGGCCAGTTTAATTGTGGTTGCCTTATCATAAAGACTGATAACATCAGTAGGCGATACACCCAACTCTTTAGCTACACCGTTAATATATGCTCGGGTGTTGTTTTCATTCGTCGGAGCCCAGCGGTCAATCAGGCCTGATACGGTTTTTAACCCGTACTTACGCTGGTAGGTACGAAGTAGTGCCATCAATGCACGAATACCATAGGCAGGACTTTCAAATCGACAGAAGCGAGGTTCAATACTTGGGTCATGCGGCAATTGCCCTTTCCAATTATTGGCTTTGTTGTAATCAATGTTACCAGGGTTGTTATTGCGAATGCCTCGCGCTTGCTTAGTCATTGTTCACCCCCGCCCTGCCTTTAATAATTTTACTCAGACCATCCACGCCGACATACCCAATGAAGACACTCGCTAGGTAAGCCAACTCATGGTTAAGACCAAGCAGTGTTAGAAGGTCTTTTACAAACCATGCAAATAGTGCACACATAGCGCCATCAAATAGCGTCTTCTTCCAACCGCCGCCGTTGTACTTGCCGCGTAGAATCGCCATGCCTGTTGCTAGTGATGCGCTAATACCTTGCTCCTTATGAGCAGCAATAATTTGAAATACGTTATCCCAGAACTCGGGGTTTTCTTTCATATGATCCATACTCACCCCCTTTACTGGAGGAATTGGTTAATAGAAAGCCACCATTAGATGACCGGATTTGGATTAATGAATTTAATCAGCATTTGAGATAAGTTAAATGTTCAGCCCTATGTAACTTACCGAAGCGATGGCTGATTAACTTCGGTGTGAGGACTTTTATGACGATTACTGAAAAAGATAAAACACTTAGAGAAATACAAGATGAAGTTGCAGCACTTCGAATTGCATTCGGATATCTCGGATGTGTAATTCCACGTGATAATGCAGTTACGCTCGCCGATTTAATTGTGGCAATGGCTGACCATCAAGGGTTTGATGATAGCGTAAAAGAAAAACTAAAATTCCTTGCTGAGCAATTAAAAGTGAATGCTCAAGAACAAGGTAAGTTTGTTCAATTGTAATTACTAAGAACGGAGCTTCATTGGAGGTGCTGTTAATTTATCTACAAAAATAACATCATCTCCACCTTCTGGCGATTTACCCATTCTATCGCTTAAGGTGGAGATAACCTCGCCTTGTTGATGTGATGCAAGCTCTAATGCTGTTACTCGTGCTGATAATTCACTGATCGCTAATTCTAAATGTTGATTGCTCATAACTACCTCTCTTAAATAGAAAGCCGCGCACAGCTCTTTAGTGAGGGTAAAGATTAGCTGCTGAGTCTGTGGCGGCATATTTGGTGCACCGAGACGGGATTCGAACCCATAACCAAGCAATTATGAGTTGCCTGCTCTACCGTTGAGCTACTGGTGCATATACGAAAAAAGGCCACCGAAGTGACCTTACTGGTAAGCTTTTCTTCCTCTGGAAATAACCCGAACCGTGTCGCCGACTATCGTTGTAATGTAAGCATGGTCTGTTCGTTTAATATCAAATGATGGGATAGCATCTTTCTTTGTGTGTTCAACCCGCGCCACGACATCTTTATTTTCTGATTCAGGATAAAACTCCAAGCGGTACATATCCCCTAAGCAGTGGACTTCTTCCACTTTACGTCCTTCGCGTTCAGTAATTAATTTAAGTGCGTACATAATTTCGTTCCTTATTTTAGATAATAAAAAAGACCGCCTAAGCGATCTTTAATTAATTCATACATTTTTATTTATGATGTATGACATTCTCTACAACACCAATAACAACCATCAGCAGTTCTATACCCATTAGCCTTTGCTTGAGAAACAGCCTGAGCACAACTGGTAAAATAACCTAAATATTGCCGGTTTGACGCGTTAGGCATATGGTCGCAACCATCTTGATGAACCTCATAATCACCATGATTATCAGTAGATGTATGAACATAGTAATGATGATACATAAATACCTCTTATTGTTGTGTACACAAAGAGATAATATGTTAAATAGTTAAGTTGTTCTTGCCATTAGATCACATATCAAGGAACCATCCGGAAATTCCGGAGAGTTGAGCTTGTAAGGATTACTTACAGGTTGAACTGGCGATATCGGAATTCCGGCATCGGAAATAATATTAAACGTTATAGACAGACTGTCAGATAAAGCCTGTTTCTTTTTTTAAATTGGTTGGTTAAAATAAAAGACGACCAAGAGTTTTTTTTGGTTTTGCTATAAACATGATTTGCAATCTTTTGCCACCATCCTAAAAAGTTGGTGGCTTTTTTATGCTCACTCGAATTCATCAAGCATATAAACCCTTGCAATGCAAAAAACCCCACCGAAGTGAGGCTCTATTTTCTTTTGCTTGGGATAATGAAATGCAAAATTCCCATCATTAGAATGATGATAGTCCATAAATCCGAAAAGTCAATAGTTGCTTTCTATTTGCATTCTAATTTATAGAAATAGATTCTCTTTTTGTTACCATATGTAACATTTTTTCAGCGTGAGCCTCCTCTTTGAAGCAGTATTCCACCAAGAACTCAAATATTGGCTTGAAGTTGTCATAGCATGTGGTTTTCGGGATACCTATGACTGTTTGCAGCTTAATGAATACCTCATTAAATTTAAGCCTTGAATATCCACGCCCTGAGCACTTGCAACATGTTTTATAAACTGGAACACCTTGTTTCTCGGTTTCCTTTTTATCCAACACCTCGCCACGCCCATTGCATCTGCACGAATGACTAACCTCGCCTTTGCCATTGCATGTCTTGCAGATTATTCTAGTAGTGCCTCTAACCTCTCTAGCAGTGTTAGTGATCCGAAGTGGTGTTAGCTCACCTGAAGATACAAATACCTTTGCCCTTGTAGAATATTTAGTATCGAATACCTCAACCTCAATAAACCCTCCATCACAATCAGGACAAGGCTTTTTACTTGCTGCACTTCTCGCATAATCCTGAAATGCATAATTTGCGAGTATTTGCAGAACTGATGCCCTATCATCTTCATCAAGCTTTTGGATGGCGCTGTATTTATGCGCCTGAGTTAGTGCATATTGATAGAGACTTTCCACCGCTTCATCTGGCTTATTGATACCGTGTTTCGCCAAAAACAATTCAATCCCCATTCTCGCTTTAGAGGTCGCCAAACCAAGCGAGGCCATTACATCGGTGATTGTTAGGTTATCTGAAGCTGTAGCGGCTGGAGAGTCACTAAACATTGGACTCTTAGGTGAGAAATATTTTGGTAAATCTTCGAGTCTCATCTTACCTCCGGCAATACTGTGTGATAGCGGTCTTTACCAATTGAATACATGACAGAAAGCCCCTGTCTGATTGCATCCTGATACTCAATCACCTTCATTGCCCCGCTTCTCAATTGAACAACGCACAGGTAACGCTTCTTTTTACCTTTTGGGATTTCGGTTGCTGATCTAAATCTGCATTCTTCAATTGCTGCTTCTATGTCAGTGAACATCTTTCAGCTCCTTTAACTTGGCTCGGTAGTGGGTTATGCAGGAATCAACGTGGGTATTTTTATATTTAGGGGTGTAACCACTTTTAGGGAGAGTTGATATGTGCGTCTCTTTTTCTCCATAAATAGCGTCATACGGTGAAGAGCCATTTTTTATTCTTCTGGAAATTGTTCCTCTTGAAACTTTAACATTGGGCATTCTGCTCCACTCTGTTGCCGTCAACGTTATTCCATTACATGTAATACCCACTCTCCTTTTCTTGGTGTGTTCTTTCTGATGCTTTCTAGTTCTCATCACATTACATCCGTTACATAAGAACCTAAGATTTTCTGGCGAATTATCTTTAACATCTTCATTGATGTGGTCTACATGCACCGTACTCCAATCAATCGCTTTCCCACACTTGTTGCAATTCATTGGGTTATCGCCATGTAACTGGTGCATAACGACGCGGTGTTCATATGCATATCCGTTCTTCATTGCTAATGGATGATCTGGTAGATATAGCATCTGATACCCCTTCGCATTATGAGTTCTTAACGACCGACCTTTCTTTTTGTAGCTTCCTGTTCTCATCATCCTGAAATAATGCATTTGGCAAACCATCTGCGACTTATACATGGCTTGGCGGTCACAACCGACAACTTTGCACTTACACATCGAAGTCTCCTTTTTTCTTCAGTTCCTTCACTTTGGCCCTGTACTCATCGCGGATTCGGATATAATCCTCTCGCTTCCAGTGTGGTATCTCATGCGGGCCACGTAACCAGTCAACCAACTCCTGTCCAAACCTTTCAACCAGCCGCAGCTCGTATTTCTGAGTAACGGTGGCATTTTTATGTGAATATTTCCCCGCCCCCGCATTGCATGATTTACATTGTTTGTATGCATTTCTCTCTTCAAATCGGAGTTCAGGATGAGCACCAACAGACAAAAAATGACCACAGTCCCATTGACCGCCGTGAAGATCAGGAGGATTGGTTTCACCACAACTAATGCAAGGCTCATTACGGTCTCGAAGTCGGATGAATTGATTAAATGCTACTTGGGCTTGCTGTCTGAAATATGAGAGGGGTTTTACTGCTAACTTGCGGGCTTTGAGTTTATCGCGGGCTTTTACTTCTTTTTGTTTCTGCTCTTTCTTGAGTTTAGCTTCTAGTTTTTCTCTCTCCTTACTTCGTCGCTTGATTGCTAATTCTGCTCCATGTTCCGGACAACACCACCAAATATTATCGTACGACGGGTGAAATATTACTTTGCATATTTTACATTTTCGCCGCACCGATTTTCTCGGCTTTTGCATCTACACCCCCACAAGACCTATAACCAAAGTAACAATCGAAAAGAATAGAATTATGTGTCGGGTTCTAATCATTTCCCCAACTCCCACTCTGCAAGCGCAATAACCAACATCGGGTTACTACTACCTTCAATCTTCCGCATTGCTTCATACGCTAAATGCTCTTTAAATTTGCGCTTTAATAGCCCTGCACACTTCCTGACGGCTTCATTGGACTTATGGATAACCCAACATAGCTTGAGTGTTGTTAATGCGCTCATAAACGCTTCTGCTTCGTTTTTCATGCTCTCACCCTCGCTATCGATTCATTGAACTTTTGCACTAAGTGATTCGGAAATGCGTTTGCAAATGGAGTGATGACAACGCCAATCTTTCGCGGCATTTTCCTTCGCTTAATCTCTGCATCGATAGCAATATTCACATCAGCGATAACGCGATACTCCCTGTTTCGACTGCTCATTTTTAGCTTTTTAAGTACCCCTGCATCAGCTAGCTCTCTCAACACAACTGAATAGCAGTTCACATGTCTTTTGCTATTGCTTATGTCACGAAGCATTGATGAGTGAACAATATCCCCAACTTTAAATTTTTTTGCTATTAGCTCTGCTATTCCAATATTCATCTCTCTTGCTGCTCCTTGAGTTATTCCCTGTGGCCGTAGTAGTTATATTCATAACGAGTTGTACGCAGCTTCACGCCGTTTTCTACCGCCCAAGCTGTCGAGTATTCAATTAAGCTACTCATGCGCTTCTTGCCCATCTGAGACGTGCTCTCGCGAATGTTTAATAGCTCGCCTTCAATGCCACGAATTAGTGGTGACTCTTTCGCTCCTGTAGTAACCATCCAGTGACCAGACACAAAGACATTCTTCCACTGCCATAATTTCAGTGGTTCATTGTTGAGTGTCATTTGCTTTGATACATCACCACATAGCGCATGAAACATGTCGTTCTGCGGTAGTGTTCGGCTGGATTCTGAGATTTTTACTTCTAGGGGGAATTCTTCGTTGAGGGGTAGAGCATTTATTGTGGCTATTAGGTTTTCACGTATTCGTTTATTTCTTAGAAGAAACTTTGTGGCTTTCTCCAAGTTAGCCTCCTATTCAATTTTTTAGAAACACGTTGTTGAATAAGAAAAAACAAATGTACGCCATAGATATTAACCAGAGGATTATCGCTGTTGCTGATATAACCTTCATCGTGATAACGAACCAGTCATTATCTCCGTCAAATACTTTCAGCATGATAAATGCCATTGCAAAGCCTAACCCGCAAAAAAGGTTCATGCTGATCTTGTACATCAATGTTATTGGATCACTCACTGTTAGCTCTCCTGTTCCATGCTGCTACAACTCCCACCATTGGTATTTTCGCTTAGCTTGTAAAATTAGCTCTTGCCAAATTTTCACAGTCTCAAGTCTTAATTTGCGCTCGTTCATCATTCACCCTCTGGCATTGGTGGCTCTGGCTTTTCTGGTAGGTTCATCCAATGCGTAACTATGTAGACCTCGCCATCCATATCCTGCATTCCTTCATTTTCACCAGATTCAGCATTTTGAAACTTTTGGATATTGCCTTTCCACCATGCAGTAGTCCGACCATGAGAGCCGAATGTAAAATATTTCCCATCTCCATCAGGTGTTCGCTCATTTCTATTAACCCAATTAGTTCCCTGCATTCTCTTGCTCCCCGAACACGGTAGATAATCCATCCATCATTCCAGCGTTGTATGCCTTGAATCGCACATTGACCTCATCATGTTTGTATTCTAAGCCGCCAAATATGTTTATCTTGCGCTGCATGACCATGTATTCAATCGTATGCCCCATTTCTTTAGCACACCACTTTTCAAACTCTGTTGGATTAGTTCCCAGCATTAGATGCCTCCCTCCGTTAACGTTGTTCCTTTCATCACTCAACACCTCGCTTAATCACCGATATCTACGCTATGTAACTTGCCACCACAGAACGGGCAGAAGTTTAAATGCGTTCTATTTCCATTCCCTTCATCGTAATAAACTGCTTCACCAAGACTATCTCCAGTCCATGTGTCGATGGCCGAGTATTTAAATATCCCTCTAGTCTTACCGTGTGGCGATTTTGTCTTTACCGATTTGCGCATAAAGTCACACAGATAGCTTGCGTATTTTGTTCCGTTTGATTCGCATTTTTTCATTTTAGAAGTCCTTATGATTTGGTGTGTTAGGCTGCTTGCTTGCGCCATAACTCCTGTTGAAATACTTTTGCCCCATTGACTAGCATGTCGTTAAAATCGCCTATTCCGTCAATCCATCTGACACTGACTTTTTCAACGTCGTTATTGCTAAGAATGTTTCGATTGCCACACTCAAAAGCGGCTGCTAGGCCTGTGCCGTTGCTGTCCGTGTCTGCAAATATGATGAGGTGCTTAACACCTTTTGGTGCTCTAAACTTACGCATGAAATTGGCGTTAAGCGTTGACCATGTATTACATCCGTAGACCTGCTGGCAGGAGAGTGCTGTTTCTATCCCCTCAGCAATCCCCAGCGTTGATGCTACTGGGGTCATTCGAATGGCAATAGAGCCAGCAAAATCTAAATAGTTATCTTCCTGTAGTTTGGTAAGACGTTTATTTCCTTCAAAATTTGCCTTTTTTTCACCATCCAAGAACGTCCTATGCAGATAACAGCCAGCACCACGATCATCTGTTGCAATTGACCAGAGCGAAGTAAATCCATTTTGTTGTGTGTTACTGTATCTGACGTGCTGAGATGGTAAGACGTTGATCCCCCTGCTCATCAAATATCTATGAGCTGATGTATCTTTAAGTGGGATTAGTGAAGCGAACCTTGCGATAACTTTTGAACGAGTGGCTTTTACATCTGATTTTGCGTGCGGTACTGCTTGGCCTGAATAACTGTTTCCGATTAAGCGATCTATCTCACTTGCTAAAACTCTAAAATCTTTTTGCTGGGTAAGTTCCAGTAGTTTCCATCCATCACCAGCACCACATGAGCATATCCAAGTTCCCTTACCGTTTTTATTATCTATCCTGAATTTTCCTTTCTTTCCGCATATAGGGCATTCCCCTTGATAGTGTTTTTTCCCTGTAATTGGCGGTAATTTGTAATACTCAAATATCTCAGGCCATCGACCTATTACTGCCTCTACCGTCTTCACGATTACCTCCTAAGCTGAGCTTTTCCCGTATATCTTCCAAGTGTGACCTTGCTGATGCTATTTTTTCAGCCTCTGTTTTCGGTTTTACCTCTTTTGTATTTTTCTTCGCTTGCATCTTTGCAAAAGCGATATTTTTTGAACGAATATAATTACTAACTTCGGGAGTTATCTCTTGCGGTGTATCATGTAATCCACGAGGCCATACCCCGAATTTTTTCTTGTACGTGTGCGCGCACCAACCATCAGAAATAGGCTTGCCTGATATCTCACGCTGTTTTTGATAAAACTTGATTTGTGACCACCAACTTTGTTTTTGCTCCTTGGTAAATATCTGTTCACCTGCTTTCAGTTTTTTGAGTTCACGAGTTTCATCGACTTGAACGTTTTCTCCCATCAGTGGTTTAAATCCACACTTAGGGCAAACATAAACACCTGCTGGCTTCATGTAGTGACAAGATGGGCACTCTTTAGGTTTTTTCTCTGCCTTGACCTGATCTCGGTAGCTGCTTTGTGTTTTCATGCCATCGTTTTTGTTTTGCAGGTCGTCGTATTCAATTTCATCAGGGAACCCGAGAAGGTGAACAGAACCTGAGTGATCAAATATCAAGCATTTATCTTTACCTGGTGCAGTACGCAATCCCCTACCAAGACACTGAACCCAGCGTATTTCCGATTTTGTTGGCCTCGCGTAGATGATGCAGCGAACGTCACTATCGAACCCTGCAACCAAAACACCAACGTTAACGATGATTTTTGTAGACCCACTCTCAAAACGGTTAATAATCAACTGCCGCTCATCGTGTGGCGTGTCTGCGGTCATCACCTCAGCGTTGATCCCCGCTCGGTTAAATTCCATCGTGACGTAGTTTGCATGGCTGACATTGACGCAAAAGCAAACTGTTGGCCTGTCCTCGCCATGTTCTAACCAAAATTTGACGATATTCCCGACCAAATCAGAATCACCCATGATTTTTGCTAACTGCTCCTCGTTGTAGTCATTACCAAATGCCGATAGTTTTGATGTTTTTACACCGCTAACATCGGGATTATCTGGCGCGTAAAATTCATAAGGACTCAAATCACCAATTTCGATTAACTCCTTCATCGTCGTTGGTTTAATCAGTGTTTCGTAGTATTCGCCCATCCAACTAGCAAAGGGCGTCCCCGATAACCCAACCACACGAATATCCGTATCTCGGATAATTTCGAGTATTTTTTTTCGCTTCATGTGGGCTTCATCGATGATGAGTAAATCAATGTTGTCAGGGAATTTGCGGCGAATTAACGTGTCTGCAGATGCAATTTGAATCAACTTGCTGGGGTCATACAGTGGGTGGTCGCGCCACAAGTAACTGATCTCATCGACTGGCAGTCCGTACTCAACAAACCGTGTTGCAGTCTGTTCAATCAGCACTGTGTAGGGGGCGACAAACATGACCCTCATCCCTCTAGAAACTAAGCCGTCAGCCACGAATGCGGCTATCGCGGTTTTACCAAATCCAACACTTGCAGAAAGTAACATCGTTCGGTGTTGATTCCAGTTCTTCCTGAGCATATCCAGTGCAGTGACTTGCTTAGCTTTTGGCGTTATACTGAGCATGATTAATTCCTTTTTGCGTTACGCCCGTCTACCTCCCTCAAGGTTTTTCGGGCTATTCCCTCAAGTTTTTTTGAGTTAATGGCTTCTGCTGCGTCATTAAAATCAATAACCTGAGCACCTTTCCTGTCCATCGTGTAGTAACATGATTTCGATATATTCCAACTCCTCCCTCCCCAGTTAAACTCTGGGTTTATTGCGTATATGCCACGCTTAAACTTGATTAACCCTACCGCCTCAAGCTCTTTGTTGGCTCTCTGAATACTTCGCGATGTGACGTTTAACTCGCTCGCAACCTCTGCCGAAGTCGCAACAAAACGCCCATGCCGCCAGTCACAATTCTCAACGATATGTCCGTACAGCTCCGTTGCTACGGGAGACAATCCAGCCATTCGTTTGAACAGCTCCTTGGCTTTAAAAACGCGTGACCATTTGTGCATAAAATCGTAACCTATTGATTTTTAACAAAGCGACCGAATCTGTCGCAAAAAGCGACAAACCCTGTCGTTTTGATGTTATTTAACTATTTGATTTTTAAGAAATTTCCAAATTGCCCTTCCTTGTCCTTATAGGGGTCAAGTTAGAACTCGGATTTTCTTTTTTTTAGTTTTTGAATCAGATACTTATGCCTAGTGCCATGTGTCAGCATTGCTACACTTTCCAAGGAACAGGCCATATTTTTGTATTGAATTCGGTGATTCAGGCGACGCCTTGAGATGGTTGGTTCATCTGGCCAGTGCCTTGTTGAAAAACTCTCGGTTCGGAAACATATCCATCGAGGTAGGAAGAGTAGTTTTTTACAAAGTTCCTTAACCGTGTATTTGCAGCCTTTCTACCAGCATTTATTTTTTTGTAAGGTATAGGTTCATCATCAAAATGCTCTTGATAAACCTCAGAATATTTAACCGATACCTTTGCTCTTATCGATGGCCTTATCCTCAATAACATTTCCTTAACCCATTTCTCATCTTGTTCAAAATAGCAATTTGGCATTAAAACATTGACGTTATACTCATAATTATCCATATTCTTTTTTAACCTAATGAAATTAAAGCCCATTAAATTTTTATTAATGAGCTTATCTATGAGCAATCAAATTACTTGACTAATACTGATTAGTCGTCCAGTATTAATGGGTAAATAAAATTAAATGTTTAAACTGATTTGAGCCTCATCATTCGCCGTGGTTGAGGCTTTTCTTTTAACCTTCCCCTTCCCTTCAAGAGCCTGAATAACCCTTTCTGCATAATCACCTTCAAGAACAACTTTCGTTGGCTTATCGCTGATGTTTACCGAATCAGGGGGTAATCCGAACTTACTCACCAACTGGCAAGCTAAATCGAATATTCTGGCTTTATCTCGACTGGATTTTGATGGGTGTATTCCTAGCGCCTTAGCGAGTCCGTTGTTACCGACTGAATACATTTGTTGAATGTAAAACGTCATCAATTCGTTTGATGAGCACTCTACTTTGATATTTTTTGCATTTTCCATTTGTTAAATTCCTTTTGACGTAGTTAGTCCGTGACTCACGATCCAGTGAGTTGAGCTTGCTCTGAGAATTTACTCTGAGCGGTCTAGCGATGTTAAAGAGCGAGGTGGTGCTTATGCTGCTTTTGGTGGGAAAATGTCATCGATAGTGACGTTAATCCCGTTGTTGTTAAAAAATCTAACTAGCTGTCTGCATACTTCAAGGTCTGCTTTACGTCTGCCATTTTCATAATGGCTAATGTTTCCTTTTGTGCAGCCTAGCTCTTTAGCTAAATCTGTCTGTGTAAGCCCAAGCTTTTTTCTATATCGGCTTATGTAATTCATCTGAACCTCCTTATTGTTCATTACGAGAGTATACATAAAGTATTCGCAATTTCAATATAAAAGTATACACATTGTCTGTCTACATTTATGTATACATATCGTATTATTGGGTTATGAAAATGAAATGGTATGAACTAGCCAAGTCCCTTATGAAAGATAAGGGCATTACATACGATCATCTGGCTGAGCATTTTTCGGTATCGAAAGGTGCCGTTGGGCATTGGATGACAGGAAAGAGAGAGCCAGCATTTAGTGAAATAGCCGGGATACTTGCATATGTTGGAGTCAATAACCCGACCATAAATCAAGATGGCACTATTAGCATTGATGAAGAGTCGATTAGTAGGGTTGAACCAACCTATGAATACCCATTACTTTCTAAAGTACAGGCTGGATCATTTACCGAAAACAGCAATTCATATACAGAGAAAGATGCTATTGCATGGATACCAACAGCCAAGAAAGCAAGCGATAGCGCATTTTGGCTAGAAGTTGAAGGTCACTCAATGACAGCCCCTCAAGGTGGTCGTCCTAGCTTCCCAGAAGGGATGCTGATACTTGTTGACCCTGAGCAGGATGTTAACTTTGGTGACTTCTGTATAGCTCGCATGATGAACGATGAGTTCACATTCAAACGATTGATTAGAGAAGGTGGAGTTGAGTATCTAGAGCCATTAAACCCACGCTATGACCTGATCCCTATTAACGGGAGCTGCACAATCATAGGTAAGGTAATCAAGTCACAATGGCCTGACGACACGTTTTAAATGAAAAGACTGCTAGAGCTGATATCCAACGCTAACATAATGATACTGCTAGTTATTATAGCGGTGCTGGATATCATTCTATTGTTGCTGATTACATTTGATAATTAGTGAGGGTTCGATATGAAAAGATTATTAGAACTCATCAGTAAAAATAAGCTGCTGATTGTTATGTTAATAATAGCGCTAGCAGTTGGAGCAGTATTACAGTTTGCAGAAGAATCTTTTGCTTGGATTTCGGTTTTCAATGCAGAGTGACGACACGTTTTAGGAGAATGCATGGCATTTAACGACATTGAGATAGCTAACATTAAGCGGTGTATGGAGTTTTTCATGGAAAAGCGCCGACCTGCTGAACACCTAAGGGATGAGCTGGATTTAAGCTATAGCATTGAAGATGACTCCGTTGTCATATTTGAAGTAAGACGCCTTACTTGGAGTGACGGGCAAGCTCAAGAGCCGATAGCAAAAATTACACATGACAAATCTAACAGCTCTTGGTCTCTGTTTTGGATGGATAAAGACAGCAACTGGCACAACTACGATGAAATAATGCTAGGCAGTTTTTCTGACGCCATTAGGCTCGTTGAAGATGATGCCCGTGGCTGCTTCTTTGGATGACGACACGTTTTAGGGTGTGGTTGACAGAGCAACAGTAAAATTGAAATTTGGTTGACGCGATTCTGTCAACCAAGGCTAATAACAAGAAAAATAATAATAAAATTAAACAACTAGGGAATGTGATTTTTATGTAAACAAACAAGGAAAAGATGATGGATAACACCAAAGATGAAAGTAAAAAAAAGAAAACGCCAAAGCCTAAACAGATAAAGATGAGGGCGTTTAAAATTGAAAATCATGATGTGAGTAAAAGCGTTAGCCCTGCCAAACAACAAATTTTAGCCAAACTCACTAGCACAACTACAGTTAAAGAAAGGTGCATGATTCTTAATTCTGAAGACCCTAAAAAAGAGCAGGATCTCATCTCGTATTACCAAACATCAGAAACAAGTGGATCTGTGTTTTGCAATATGATGCGAGTAACTCCGAGTGAAGGCGTAGAAAAAATACCTGATCTCCTTTTTGAAAAACCCTCATTCACAATGAGCGACCTACAAAATGCTGATATAGATACATCTGTCATCTGTAAAAATCACTTTTACTTTTGCATGAATGATAAATTTTTGGTCACTAATTTACCGTTAAATAAGACAATTTCCTCATTGCAAACTTATGTTTGCTGGCTAGCTAATAATGAATTGATTGAGTTCACACCTATGATTGTAAAAAACAAACAAACTCAATTGAAAGATTTACAACTTATGTCAATAAAAGATCCGTCCCCTATAAAAAATATGGGCAGCTTCGATGAAGAACAGCCACCTAAAGAAAGCGATGGCAATAACGTTAAGAGCACTGCAGTAACAACTTCAGAAGAAAAAAATACGAAAATAAAGCTCTCATCTGCTGTGATGGAAACCCTTAAATCAATTATTCCATCATCTTTGTCTAATTTTAAAGAAATAGTTGACAACCAAATAGTTTCAGCTGAATTATTAATTAAATTCAACAAACCAAAAGACATGGATGAAGAGGATTATGCTAGAATACTAGGAGCAACACTTAAACCAGTTAGTGACCTAGATAACATAGTGTTTAAGAGGAAAGATGGTAGAAGAGATGTTAAAGGAAAAGACCTTCTAAAGATAAAGAACGTGCTTATTGACGTTACTGAGTCTGGTAAACTTGTTGACCAGCAGGTCTTCCAAGAAATGAGCAAGTATTTAATTGAGATAGAGAGTGAAACGACAAGTAATTAGTTTTTTGCTAATAACTATAATCACAATAGGCTTCCCGTCAATCATGAGCTGGAGGCCAGACACTTTTTTGCTTTCTACTTTGTATACAGTCTGTGGAATCATGTTTTCAATAGGGCTTGGTCTAATCGTAACATTCAATATGAATGGGGTTAAAAACAAGAGTTACATAAATAAAATCAGAAAAAATCTAACATCAGTACGAGATTCATTTTTAATATATTTTGTAATATCTACAACGTGTTTAGTGTTAGGCCAGTACCTGAATGATGTTGATGTTAAGTTCGAAGTAAAAGGAACTGTGATAACAATATCTCCTGTAATGCTATTTTTTTCATTAATTATCTACTCAATTATCTTCTTTATTATAAATTTCCTAGAAGTTCAAAAATTAAGCCAAGATATATTTGATAAAATTAACCAAGAAACTAACTAGCTCAATCAGAACCCCACCAAGCCCTCCCCGCGAGGGCTTTTTTGTGTCCTGTCCCCTCCAAATAAGTGATCTGCATTCCAATCTGAGATTTTTTTGAAAATAAATTGCCTGAAAATACAAATAGTTGACACCATAGCACAAATAAAGTCTACATTTTGTATTTACAACCATCTACGATTCGTATACATTTAACTCATCAAAGGCAAGGAGCCAAAGGTAAACGGATTTAGTTCTTTAACAATTAGGAACGCTCAGAATAAATTTTCAGAGCAACCACTGAGTGGTTTTTGGGGTGATGGTCGAAAAGACAAGCAGTCGCCTTGTTGGCGAAAGACAGCTACCGGAGGCATCCGGCATCACCACCAAAGATCACTTAGGAGGCAAATATGGCAACAATAATTTTCAAAGAGAACTCAAAAATTCGCAGACGCAGAAAGCAAGGTGAGTTTTTGGCTCGAAAGATAGCTATGAGAAGTCGCTCAGTGGAAGAAATTTGGGATTCGATATTTGGCGTTGAGAAGAAAGAACGCCCTGTTCTCTCTCTCAAACCAACAAAGCATTATCCAAGTGGAGACAACTGTTGCTTACCTAATGTAGCAATATTTTCAGGAGTTAAAACAAAACAGCCGAGCAGTGAGTTCGGAGTGACGGCGAGATAGAGCCCACGGATGGGTTATCTTATTTCTTCATAAAACTTTCTAATTTTTTCATTATGAACCAAATTGTATTTTATTGGCTCTATAAAATCTGGTGAAATTTCATATGTACAATTAGGGCTATTAAAGTGCTCACCTTTTGCAGGTTTAATTATCCCTTTTTTGAATAAGGATAGAACTTCAGGATTTTTTAATGAATCATATTTCATTCTCTCTGTAAGCCCTAACGCTGCAAATATTGTGATTATCATTATTTCTTTTTCGTTCAATAAAGAAATTTTTTTCTTGTTAATGCAATAAGATACTTTGCTAGAAAATACAGAGCATGAATACTTCATCAATTTACTTAACTGTTTGATAAAATATGAAAAAAAGTAGCTTGCACCAATGGAAAACAATATTGGAATTATATTTGGATACTCATTCCCAGTTATATTGGCATTCATCAATTGAATAAATGACTTTGGCATAAAAGCCAATATAAGCACAAATGACACCAACCAAAACATATTGAACCTCAATGATGTATTTTGTTTTAAATAGGCAATCACTGCCTCAATCCAATTCGGCATGGTTGATAATCTCTTATTCTGTAGGGGTAAGTGGATTATAACCGATTTCTCGCTGTAGGGGTACACGAGAACCACTGCCGCCTGAGGTGGATAAGACAGTTCAGGCAATCATTACGAATTGAAGTATGTCATCTAAACAACAATAAGATTTAAGGCGACATATTATGTCGAGATAAATAGGAGATAGAAAATGAAATTTGAAATGTTACCAGACCAGATTCAATTAGAAGCAGCCAGATGTTTACGTGAATATGTAATTTGTCAATCAGGTGGTGAAAGAGACCAAGCTATGCAGCTGGCCTCTGTAATTAGAGATGCTTTTTGTGAGCTTTATCAGAAGGGCGCGTCATCTGTAGGTACAAAATCAGATGGCAATTCTGATAACGTTTTGAAATGAGCATTTAGCTCATCAAATATTTTGATAACTCGCTCACCATTGGATTGCGGTGCTGCAATTCTTTCCGCTCGAATTAATTCAATCACTACCTGTAAAGCTGCTTGCTCAGGATTTCTTTTTGGGTCAAGAGCATCATACATACAAAAACTTCCTTATTTTGACTGTGGAATAACCAATATATCAATTTTCCTTGACTGTGGAAAGTAAGGAACCACCTCGCCTGACGTGGCTAAAAGCAGGCACAGTTAACTAATTACAGTCCATTCTGTGGGCTGTGGTGAGTTGATTAATAGATAGGAGATAGAGCAACTATTTCCATTTTGGAAACAGTTGAATTAGTTAATAACGGAGGGAGTATGACAGATAAGTATTTGTGCTTTTCCTGCAACAAAGAATTAGGCGAACAAGATAAAGCATTCATTTTTGATGTTGATTATAGCGAGAACCCATGCGCTGAAAATTCATGTCATTGTAGTGAAGAGTGCTTTTATCACTCAACAGGCAGGATTGATGAGTATCAGGAGTTGCTGGATAGAAGAGAGTTTATTAATAATTCTACTATGACAGAGGTAACGCATGACAGATAAAACAGGTGGAGCGGCTTTTCCAGTTCCAGCAACAGAATTGCATGGCACTACCGCAGGCATGACGTTGCGAGACTATTTCGCTGCCAAATTTATGCAAGCTGCTAAATCTAATCCTAATTGTGGATATGACTTTGATGATTTAGCTCATGATGCTTACCAAATGGCAGATGCAATGTTAAAGGCTAGGGGGTGATATGGAATTTAAAACAAATCCTGCGCCGTGGCTAGTAAGAGATGGGTTCATATATGGCTCAAATGGAAACTTAGTTGCTGAAAGTCACGGTTATGAAGGGGATAATTATCTAATCGCAGCAGCACCAGAGTTATTAGAGGCTTTGATTGAGCTAACTGAAAGCGCCAAAGAGGCCATTGATGGCCTAGGTGATTTGGCAGACGCAATAGACACAGCCAAAGCAGCAATCGCAAAAGCCCTCGGTCAGCAGTAACTCGCCACTTAATCATTCATATCGCTATTAATAGTGAGGAATACGCACATAAGGAACATAGGAAATGGCAAATGAATTAGTCGTAATTGAACAAGAAACAGCGCTCGATTTATTCACAGCACCAGAAAAAGTAAATCAGATGCTAGCTCACATTAAAACGCTGGCTGAGGAAGAACGAAAAGAACTCGACAGTGATTTATCTGTGGCTAAAAACCGCAAAGCATTCGCATCACTGGCATACAAAGTTACTCAAACAAAGACAGCTATTGATAAGGCTGGCAAACTGGTTGTTGATGACCTGAAAGAATTACCTAAGAAAGTAGATGCTGCACGTAAGCTATTTCGTGACGAATTAGATGCATTGAGCACAGATATTCGTAAGCCACTAACCGAGTGGGAAGAGCAAGAAAAAGCTCGTGAAGAAGCTGAGGCGCTCAAGAAGCAAATCGAGCTTGACCATGAAGAAGCTCTGCAAATGAACGAGTTGTTTGATTTACGCAAAGCCGAAGAGGAACGCCAGCGCATTGCTCGTGAAGAAGAAATGAAGCGTCAAGCTGCGGAACAGGCAAGACTTGAAGCTGAGCGCAAAGCACAGCAAGAGATTGAAGCGGCAGTACGGCGTGAGCGTGAAGCAAAAGAAGCCGCTGAACGTGCAGAGCGTGAAAAGCAGGAAGCTATTCAACGTGCAGAGCAAGCAGCAAAAGAAGCTAAGGAAAAGGCAGAGCGTGATGCTAAAGAAGCTCAGGAGCGAGCCGAACGCGAGAAACAATTAGCTATCGAAGCTGAGCGCAAGAAAGCACAAGAAGCAGAACAAGCGCGATTAGCAGAAGAAGAACGTAAGCGTCAGGAAGAAGCTAAACGTCAGGCTGATAAGGAACATCGCCGCAAGTATAACCAAGAAACATTACAGGCATTGGTCAGTAACGGATTTGATGAAAAATTAGCGACTGAATTTATTAAGCTAGTTGCTAGTAATAAAATCCCCCACATGGCAATGAACTACTAATACCCACCGCGCCAACACCAGAACACTTTAAATAACTATGTGAGGCATCACATGGGCGATAACTATTACTACGCAGCATTAATCATTATGACTGCAATTCTATTACCTCTATTGACGAGATAAATCATGCAAATCGATAAACATTTTCTACGTCTGGCTCAGGCACAGGCGCGAATTGCTATAAGCCAACGTTGTGATGATGTTTGGTGGTTAGCAATGGAATTTCTCAAAGCGAGTTACGGGAGGTCTAAGTGAATAAATGCATACAGCTTTTATTGTCAACTTTTGGATGCGACCACTCCTCATCAGGAACAATTATTACTTGTGTCAACGGAAATGACATCAAGCGCATAGACGGTGATTACGGAACAATTATAAGCAAACTACAGTTCACGGAAAAAGAACGCTACGAAAACATTAAGGAAAATGGGCAGCTTGCTGGGTTTATTGATGAAGCAATCGCGGCTGGTGATGGGCAATGGATTGTCGAACACATCAGGGATAGAAGCAAGGAGGCAGCGTGAAGCAAATACTAGATATGTGCTGCGGTAGCCGCATGTTCTGGTTTGATAGGCAAGACAACAGAGCAATTTACAGCGATATAAGGGTGGAAAAACACATTCTATGTGATGGCAGGAAGCTAAACATAACACCAGATATTATCGCTGATTTTAAAAACCTACCCTTCCCTGATAACTCATTCCATCAAGTTGTATTCGACCCGCCACATTTAATTCGTGCTGGCCACAATGGGTGGATGTTTAAAAAGTACGGTCGATTGAACAAAGAATCTTGGAAAGAGGATTTAGCCAAGGGGTTTAGTGAAGCATTTCGAGTGCTGCGGCCAAATGGAACATTGGCTTTCAAGTGGAACGAAACTCAAATTCCTACAAAGCAAGTATTAGCCCTTACTGACCAGAAACCAACGATAGTTCAACGCGTCGGCAAGAACGACAAAACTCACTGGATATTATTCATTAAGGACGCAGCATGAGAATTTCAGAGTATGAAAACTTCGTCACCATTCCAGACCGTGAGCATCTAGCAAATCAATATGATGAGCTAGCTAATGAAATGGCTCAACGGTTTTATGATGCGGTCATGGATGAAACTCCGCATCTAATACAAAAACTTAATGAATCTGAACTTGATGGCATTTGGAATGGATTATTTAAAGCCGCCAAGTCTGAAAACTTACTGAGATAATCAAAGGGAAAAATATGAGTAACTCACTAGTTTCAATGGCTGGCTTACTTGCCAAAAAGTTAGAGCTGGCTATTGATGAAAAAGACCTAATTCAAACATTGAAATCCACGGCATTTAAAGCCGAAGCAACAGAACAGCAATTTTTAGCCCTTCTCATCGTCGCTAATCAATACAACTTAAACCCTTGGACTAAAGAAATTTACGCATTCCCAGACAGAACAGGAATTGTTCCGGTGGTTGGTGTTGATGGTTGGGCGCGCATTATTAATGAAAACAAAAACTTTGATGGCATGGAGTTCATCATGGACGCTGACTCCTGCACATGCAAAATTTACCGAAAAGACAGGAGTCATCCTACCTCGGTTACTGAGTACATGGATGAATGCAATCGAAACACCCAGCCTTGGAAATCACACCCAAAACGGATGTTACGGCACAAAGCAATGATCCAATGTGCTCGACTAGCTTTTGGTTTTGCCGGTATTTATGACCAAGACGAGGCCGAGAGAATTACCGAAAACACACCAACGGGCGTTATTAACGGGCAAGAAAGCCACGAAAAAAGAGCTGAACTAATCGCTAAGTGCGAAGCGGCAGCAGCCAAAGGAATGGACGCATTTAAACAATTATGGACGGAGTTATCAGGGGATGAGCGAACCATTATCGGATCCGCTGAAAAGGAACGAATTAAAAACTCTATAGCCATCGATGCTGAATTTACCGAGGTGCCAAGTGGAGCAGAGGACTAACGAATGGTATGCGGCAAGACTAGGATGTGTTACCGCCAGTAACCTATCAAAAGTAATGGCAAAAGGAAGCGGAGCAACTCGTAGAAATTATATGGCTCAGCTAATTTGCGAAACACTAACAGGACAAAAGGAAGAGTCCTTTAAATCAGCCAGTATGGAGCGTGGAAACGAGCTTGAGGCAGTTGCAAGGGAAATGTATTGCCTCAATGAGTTCGACGCCACAGTGACAGAAACAGGCTTTATCCCTCACCCATCTATCGAAGGATTCGGAGCTAGCCCTGATGGGTTGGTAGATGAAGATGGACTTATTGAAATCAAATGCCCAAACACCGCAACTCACTTAGAAACGCTTAGGACAGGAAAGCCTAAGACTGAATATCTATTACAGATGCATGGGCAAATGATGTGCACAGGGCGCAAATGGTGTGACTTTGTCAGCTACGACAATCGCCTTCCAGTAAACCTCGCCTATTTCAAAACACGGATTGTTTTTAATGACGAGCTAGCACAAGAAATTGAGCAAGAAGTTCGTAAATTCTTAAATGAACTCAAGGAAGAAATAGAAAAGTTAACTAAATATGCGGAGACTTCTTAATGGCTAGTCGCGGAGTAAACAAGGTAATTCTGATTGGTCACCTAGGCCAAGACCCTGAAATTCGATATATGCCATCAGGTGGCGCAGTAGCAAATCTCACATTAGCCACATCGGAATCGTGGCGCGATAAGCAATCAGGAGAAATGCGAGAAAAAACCGAATGGCACCGTGTAGTAATTTTCGGCAAGTTAGCTGAAATTGCAGGCGAATATCTGAAAAAAGGAAGCCAGATATATGTCGAAGGTTCTTTGCAAACCAGAAAATGGAATGACCAAAGCGGGCAAGACCGATACACAACGGAAGTGGTGGTAAATATCGGTGGAACTATGCAAATGCTAGGCGGTAACGGTGGCAATAATCAGGCCAGAGACCAGCAGCCAGCGCGACAACCTCAGCAGATGCAGCAGCGACCACAACAGTCAGCACCGCAGAATGAGCCGCCGATGGATTGGGATGATCAAGAAATCCCCTTCTGACACCCATCAAATCCAGCAGTAAATACACTCCAAAGAATAATTTAGAACATCTACTTTTCTAAAAGGTTGGTGGATATGAAGAATTGTTTTAAATGCAACAAAGAAAAGCCATTGAATGAATTTTATAAGCATAAAGACACAATTGATGGGCATCTAAATAAATGCAAAGAATGCACAAGATTAGATGTGAAAAGAAACTCAGAAAAAGTTGGAAATAAATATGACTTCTCAATAAAAGGAGTTTTTAGGGTTTTATATAAAACTCAAAAAAGACACCAAAAATTAAGAGGTCATGGTGATATGCCTTACACCAAAGATGAATTAATCGAATGGTGTATGAACAACGGATTTATTGATCTATATAGAACTTGGGAAAAATCAGGGTTTAAAACAAGTCTGAAGCCAAGCGTAGACAGATTAAATGATCTTAAAGGTTACAGTTTTGACAATATAAGGCTTTGCACATGGAGAGAAAATAGAGAGCACCAGTTTAACGATATAAAAATGGGGATAGGAACTGGAGGAAAGCGATGTAAAAAACTCATGAAGATGGACGGTTCAGGAAAGGTAATTTGCAGTTATGTATCCTACAGCTCCGCAATTAGAGACGTAGGTTATAAGCTAGAATATCAAATCAGAAATAAAATTAAGTGTAGAAATGGTTTTTATTGGAAATACGCTTAACTTACTCCCCTACCCACTCCACGCTATTTATGTGATTTAACCAAAGGATATATTTGCAAGGATGCAAACAGGAGATAGATATGACAAGAAGAATGAAATTAACCGCATACGATGAATTCGGCAATGAAGTGAACGTAGTTTCGCTAAGCGTTACCGAGAGCCAGTGGCACTCCATGAGCAGAGATGAGCAAGCGGAAGTAGAGAAAAATACTCTAGCTATGCTATTTGAGGTTCGCGTATCTCCATTCTTGGATTCAGATAAAATTAACGAATACAAAATGAAAGATATGATTTTTGATTATTGCAAAGGAGAAGGTGTTGAGCTTAACGAAGGTATTCGCCAAATCATCGAATTATTAAAAATGCAAATATAGCAGGACAGCTTAATTTAACTCGCAGGGATGCAATAAGAGGAATGAATAATGGCAATAGTTCAGTTTTACATAGCTGCCAGCAAAGATAAAGACCCATCAGAAATTACCAACAACCTCCGATATGAATTACCAGATGATCATAACTTAAGTGCTGATGATTACCTAGATTCATGCATTGAATTATGTGCAGAATATTATCACGCTGACTGTGATGGTTGGGAAGGCCAATGGCCGTTGTTATTCATGCTATGGATTGACGACCAATATCTTGGCATGTTTGAAGTTGAGCGTGAGTTTGACCCAATATTTTCAGCAAATAAGGTGGGGTGAATATGATTGAGCTACAAAAACAATTTCAACCCAAAGAGAGAAATATATGTTCAGCTTGCGGTATGGACGTTGGGGTATCAAAGCTAGTTGTGGCAGGTAATGTCAATATCTGCTTTGAATGCGCTGATTTATCAAAACAACTTGCTGATGAAAAACGCAAAAGACTATCGGAAAAAGAAATAGAACGAATAGTGGCTATTATTTCCGCTGGAGATAAAGGTTTAATTGATATGGGCATGGCTAATGCTTATGCGTATGCCAAACGCATATATGACGCTGGATATAGAAAGGTGGAGTAATGGATAAATCAAGGCAACAATTTGAAGAATGGTTTAGCTCAGTGGAGAAATTTGCAGATAGCGAAACTCCACATGATTTAGCTGAAATGGCGTGGCAAGCATCACGCGAGAGTTTAATTAATAACTTAGAGCCTGTTGGTTATATAACTCCTGTTTCTGGACTTCTTCTTCGTAGAAAACAAAAATCATTTATTTACCCAGAAAAAACAGAAACTAATATCCCACTATATCGATTGGATTAAATAATAATGAAGCTATTTGTACTGTTATTAATTTGGCAGGGATATGTTACGCCTGTAACCGATACATTGTACACACAGCAAGAATGCGAGAGCCGTGCTATGCAGATAATGCAGGTGCGGGATGTTGAGATAGTTTGTGGTGAGGTGATTCGTGGAAAGTGAACTAATTCAAGTTCCAAGGGATTTGCTAGAGGAGTTAGCATCCGAATATCAATCAAAAATACTTTGGTTCATGGAAGTTTATAACGGCTATTACAACATAGTCGGCACTCGTTGGAACAGGGATTACAACGATTATGTCGATAGCTTTAATGCCGCCGCTGATTTATTAGGTTGGGATAAGATGGAGAGAATAGAATGAAATTTAAAGTCGGCGACAAGGTTAAAGTTAAGGGGTATGAGAAAATTGGGGGGTAATCCCCCCTAAAAATAATCGAGTTCACAAGTAGAATTTTCTCTTACAATAAACCCAGGAGAAAATGATGAAAAAAACAACTTTTACCGATGCTCAAATTATTTCTATTTTGAAGCAAGCTGAACAAGGCGTTCCTATTGCCCAACTCTGCCGAGAGCATGGCATGGGTAACTCTACGTTTTACAAATGGCGGGCAAAATATGGCGGCATGGATGCCTCGTTAATCGCAAAAATGAAAGCTTTAGAAGAAGAGAATCGACGACTCAAAAAAATGTATGCCGAAGAGCGACTTAAGGCCGAAGTGATCCAAGAAGCCATGGCAAAAAAGTGGTAAAGGCTTCTGAGCGTCGATATTTAGCCCAAGAAGCCGTTAAGCAAAATCGGATGAATATTGCTCTGGCTTGCCGTACTTTTTGTGTGAGTGAAACCTGCTACCGATATCACTCCATTTCATCAAATGAGAATGAGGTTATTGCAGAGCAACTTATTGAACTCACACAGAAACAACGAAATTGGGGCTTTGGATTATGCTTCTTGTATTTTCGCAATGTTAAAGGTTATAAATGGAACCACAAGCGGGTTTACCGTATCTATTGTGAGCTATCCCTTAACTTACGCATCAAGCCACATAAGCGACTTAAACGCGAAAAACCAGACGTATTAAGTGTACCTAAAACCATCAATGAATGTTGGTCAATGGACTTTATGCATGACCAACTATCAGATGGACGGAGCTGCCGCCTTTTTAATGTGATAGATGATTTTAATCGTGAAGGGCTGACGATTGATGTGGATTTTTCATTGCCAGCAGAACGCGTGATACGCTCCTTAAATCAAATTATTGAATGGCGAGGAAAGCCACAATGCATTCGTTGTGACAACGGGCCCGAATATATCAGTCACAAGCTCGCTAACTGGGCAACCCAAAATAAGATCACATTATGCTTTATTCAGCCCGGAAATCCCCAGCAGAATGCGTATATCGAACGTTTCAATCGAACAGTGAGGAATGATTGGTTAAGCCATTATCTTTATGGTGATATTCAGGAATTACAAAATAAAGCAACACAGTGGTTATGGACTTATAACCATGAGAGACCTAACATGGGGCTCGGTGGTATAACACCGATACAAAAGTTAAGCCAACTACGAAGACAAAATTCTACAGTTAACCTCCATTAAAAATGGGAGGATTACCGGGGTTATTGAATTAGTTCGAGAAGGACTTTACGCGCCCTACTTAGTGCACGATTGGTGGGATAACCGAAATTGGTACAATCAGAAAATGCTGGAGCTAATCAATGAATAAATATACCGAACTATCTGACTTCGAGATTAATAAGGATTTACGTAATGGGGAAATTAATTGATTTAACAAATAGAAAGTTTGGATTGTGGACTGTATTAAAAAGAAATGGAATTAAAAGTAAATGCGCTGCTTGGGATTGCTTATGTGAATGCGGAAATATAAGAACAGTTTCAAGTGGTCATTTATTAAATGGAAACAGTACATCTTGTGGGTGCGTAAGGATAGAGGGAAGAAGGAGAAAGGTACCTCTACCTGAAATGTCAGTTAGCAGATTAAAGGAGGTATTATCATACAATGATAAAACAGGAGTGTTCACATGGTTGACTCCTTTGTCGCCGAATGTGTCAGTTGGTGATATTGCTGGAACTGTTTCATCACATGGGTACATAAAAATAAGCATAGATAATGTCAGCTACATGGCTCATAGGCTGGCGTGGCTATATATGCATGAAAGGTGGCCTAAAGGTCAAATAGACCACATAAATAGAAGCAAAGGAGATAACAGAATACACAACCTAAGAGATGTAACGCAGTCACAAAATTCCAAAAATAAAGGATTAAACAAAAATAACACCAGTGGATGCTCAGGTGTTTATTATAAAAAAGACAAAAGAACGTGGGTTGCATCAATACGAGATAATGGAAAAATTAAATATTTAGGTTCGTTTAAAAATAAAGAAATGGCGATTACTGCGAGAAGAAATTATGAAAAAAATTGCACTGATAGTGATTATTTCTACTAATGAAGGATGCGGAGAATGAAGGCTGACTACGGAGGTAGCCACACACAAAAGGAATTGCGTGATAGATGGCAAACTCCCCTACCTTTATTTACAGCATTGGACGCTGAATTCGGTTTTTATTTAGATGCCGCAGCCGATAAAAATAACGCTCTCTGTTCTCATTACCTCACCGAAAAAGACGACTCGTTAAATTGCGATTGGGAAAGTTACGGGGCTATTTGGGTGAATCCCCCGTACAGTGAAATTCAGCCTTGGGTTAATAAGGCCGCTGAACAATGTAAAAAACAATTGCAGCCTATAGTTATGTTGGTTCCTGCTGACACTTCTGTCGGCTGGTTTAATTCTGCATTGGAAACTGTTGATGAAGTGAGATTAATCACAGGAGGTCGAATTTCATTTATTAACGCTGGTACAAATAAACCAGTTAACGGAAATAATAAAGGGTCAATGCTTTTAATATGGCGACCATACATTAAACCACGAAAGATAATTAGCACTGTCGATAGAGATGAGTTAATAAATATCGGCAATCAAATATTAAACGAATGGAAAATAGCATAGGTGAATTATGGATATTATCGACTCAGCAAACGAACTCAACGAATTAAGAATTCAAGCCGCATTATCAAATCGCCAGCCAGTAACTAAATCAATAAACGGAATGTGCATCTGGTGTGAAGAAATGCCAGCAAAACCAAATAGCGCATATTGCAGTAAAGATTGCGGGGATGATTATGAGCAATATAAAAGGAAGAACGGAGGCGCATAAATGCAAACAGTCAGAGAATTCGCAAAAAAGCACAGAAGAAGTGATGAAACGATAAGGCGGTGGATAAGCGCTGGGAAAATATATCCAGCACCAACATTTGATGGGTATCAATATTTAATACACCCATCCGCACAAAAAATAACAAACTACGAAAATCTTAACCCAAGCATTCTATTAAATAAAAACTGCAAACTGTTAAAAAGGATTGAGGCAGATGGCAAGAAACAGAAGCCCCAAAAACGCTCACCTACCACCTAACCTATATTGTAGAAAAGGATATTACAGCTACCGAAACCCCGAAACCGGCATTGAATACGGTATAGGAAGAAATAAAGCCGAGGCGGTAAATGAAGCCATCTCGGCTAACTTGTTTATTTATGGAAAAAAAGAATCATTAATAAACAGAATGGCAAGTAACGATGCAATAAAATTTCATGATTGGATAGACAGATTTGGTGAGATTATACTTCTCCGTGATTTAAAGAAAAAGACCCTAGATGACTACCAAGGACGGTTAAAAAGGATAAAAAATAGCTTCAATAATGTTCCTTTAAATGAAATAAAAACTAAAGATATTGCTGATTACATAAATAGCATTGTTTCTGATGGGAATATAACTACAGCTAGATTGATGCGGAGTATTCTAAAAGATATGTTTAACGAAGCGATGTCGGATGGGGTGATTGATTTCAACCCCGTGGTCGCAACTAGAGTGCCTAGAAATAAAATAGCCAGAACTAGGATGTCAGAAAGCGATTATATTCAGATATACAACACCGCTGTAGAACACTGTCAGCCTTGGGTTAGCATGAGTATGGATTTGGCTATATTAACAGGACAGCGCTCTGGTGATATTAGAAAATTAAAATGGAATGACATTTATGATGGTTACTTATGGATAGAGCAAGAGAAAACAGGAACTAAAATAGCAATACCGCTCACCATTTCAAATAATATAGCTAATAAAACTTTGCAATCAGTGCTAGATAGATGCAAGCATGAATTGAACGGAAAGGAATTCGTGCTGGTTTCACAGAAGGGTGATATGCTAGCAGATAAAACCATTGGTAAGGCTTTTTCACTAGCCAGAAGCAAAAGTGGTTTGTCATGGGAGGGTTCTCCGCCGACGTTCCACGAAATCCGAAGCCTAGCATCCAGAGTGTATGGGAATGAAAAATCAAATGAGTTCGCTAACCAGCTTTTAGGACACAAATCAATGGATATGACCAGAATGTATCAGGATGATAGGGGTCTTAGTTGGAAAAAAATCGAAATTTGA